AGTTGGTGGATACAGCTTCTTGCCTAAGTGATTGAATCTCTCAGTCTTCACCAAATACCTCATAATTTTTCCTCCACAAATTTGTCATACAATTTTGCTTTCAAACCAAGAATCCTCTGCTCCTGATCTTCCATTATTCCATTAAGTCTAACAATGGATGAATCCAATTCTCTGGATTTCATTTTGTATTCATCCACATATCCTTTAGCAAGTTCCAATTGTTCTTCCAATCCTTTAACTTCACGAGTGAGTCTTTTGATATCTTCTTCAGCAACATCATACAACACATTCAATTCACTTTTTTGGTCAACAACTAAATCACATCGTTCTTCCAGCTGCCTCAAGTCCCTTAAATAAGGAATGAGGAACAATAAATAAGCATCCCAATCCTTCACAGAATACACTGAAAGATATATTTCCCTAAACAAGACTTGGTTGGCATAATAATAAGACAACAGAGACAACTTATCACCAGAACCACTAAACCAATCTTGCAAGTCACAATTAATTTTTGGATCCACCTCACCCTTGGCTGAAAAGCCAACTTTCCACATCTCAACCATCTCTTCAAATGTTGTATTTTTTGTTGTAATCATGATTTTTCCTCCTCTTTTGTTGTTTCAACATGATAAAAATCAACACATTCTCTATATGTATTATAATCCAATAATTTAATATCAGGTGCAGAAAATGTATTTGACTTGTTAACAATAATATAATCCTGAGAATATCCATTGCCTCCACCAGTATGATGTTGATACCTTACAAAAAGCCTACAAGTCTTAACACCAAATACTTTCCCAGTGGCTTGGATCGTCTTAATAGAAAATGCAGCCATTCCTGTAGCAACTTCATCTGGAAATACAACATCCCACACATCCTCATCAGGAGTATCAATGAACTGATAGCTTGATACCTTGAAACCAAACTTTTGAAACATTGCTTGCATTGCATCAGCAACCATTTCCTTTGTTACTTCATTCTTCTTGCTCATAATAACACCTCATTTGTTATAATTTAAAATACAATATGATTAAATTGAATTTCTTAATTTTTGTAAATCATTGTTAATATCATCCCATTCCTCCTGCAATTCTGCATATCCAGCTTTGTCTGTAGGATGTAAATCATCCATATCCTTCTCAATCTTTTCCAACACTTCCCTTAACCAATTAATTTCACTTATTATTTTTTGTTGAATCATGATGCCACCTCATTTTTTAATGTCTTAATATTGAAGCACCTCTATCTGAAGAATTGAATAATTCATATTCTCCACATCCATTTTCCTTTAAAATTTCAATTAATCTTAGTGCACCTTCTTTCCATTCTTCCTTGTCACCACTACCTTTGATTTTCTTTTTCCACCCATACCATATAAAATCTTCACTCTGCCTAAATACACCTACATCCAATCCAACTTCACTGTCTACAAATTTACTTAACAATTCATCTGGAACATTTAATTTACTCACAATAACACCTCACTGTTTAAAATTACCTTTTCAGTTTCCACAACAGCTGGAAGCATAATAGGAATTCCAGTTGTAAGAAAAACAACAATTATTAAAACAAACACCAACCAAACAAACCAAGTTGACCAAGTCATGATAACACCTCACATGTTATGATTAAATTAACAAGGCTCTCCACTCACCACCATTGTATTATAATATGAATACACAGGAGTTTTGGAAGAGCCTCATTTGTTCAAGCATTGTCTACATATATTTCTATTTCATCTTTCAAGTCAAAATAATCAACTCCATTTTTAACAGCACACTCTTTAATATCCTCACTGTTATTTGGATCACCACCTTCATCTAAATATTTGACTGCAATATCTGATAATTCATTCACAATAACACCTCAATTTTTAATGTTTAATTTACGATATGCCATTGGAAGGTCACCAAACTCATTAACTAATTGACCAACCATTATTTCAAAACCTTCTTCCAAGCTAAATAACCACCCATCCAAATCCAATTTAGCATTTGGAGCAACCTCAACCTTTCCACCTGACTTCTGATATGCCCTCACTGTTTTCAAAACATCTTGCAATTCCATCATGCCCTCACTTTTTCTATTTTACATCCAAATAACCATTGCTTATCTACAGTAATTATTTCACCATCCATATCATCACCATTAGCACATTCCAATTCCACCCAGTCAGAACCTACCTTTTTCACCTTGTAAACATCATGAGAAAATTTCTGATTTGGCTCCTGAACTTGAATAGTATGTCCTACCAATTTACAAAACTTACACATGTTACACCTCACTGTTTTAATGAATTTATTGATGTTACAAATTTGTGGCTCTGGCAGGGATCGAACCTGCATGGGCTATCATCCACTGGGCACCAGCCATCAGCAAAGCCATAGATTCCCATGGAAGCATCGAACTTCATAAATTCAAAAATTTCATGGGAATTATTATAAGTGGGAAGACAAGGTATTAATTTTCATGGGCTCATGGGGCATTATGCTCTTTTCAATCATTTCCAGGAAAGTTGTGGCAGCCACCAAAAATTAGCTGATGCTAATTTCCATTGCACTAAAATCTAACCTTGTTAAAAAAATCTTGGTTGACCTTTGTCATTCGTCGACAGAAAATTCCCTCACCTCAATTTTTTCAGTGCCGTTCCGAGTGGTCTTGCAATCCGAACTTTTTTAAGTAGCAAGAGAAGGACACTTTCGATTTCAAAGAACTTTATTTTAAACTCACGAGAAAGATACGGTCTTTTATCTCAAAAGTAAAGCTTTTTTTTGGCTTTTTTAAAGTTTTTTTTATTTTTTTTGGAAAACAATGGAATAAGTGGGTTTTTTGTATAAACTTTTTTTGGTATTTTTTTAAAATTTATGGAATAATATAAAAATCCCTGTATCTCATCAAAAATACAGGGATTTATTTCCTTCAATATATAACCTGGCAATTGTATTATAATATGTGGTTTCTCTCAATTCAGTGCATTAGCCTATCCTCCATTTTATATCTGTGAACCTTTAATATAACATCCACTTGCTTTTGGTTACTCTAATATACAATCCATTCACCATATTCTTCTGGCTCTGTAAAATATTTTTTCAAACTCAGCCTTGCTCACTTTATTCACATCCTTGCCTCTTGGCATCACAATACGGTAAATAGATACACCAAGACTGGAAATTCTATCTTTGATTCCATACCTATCTCCCTCACCAAATACAGCATTCAATCCAGCTCTGTCTGTATCATAACACAAATATATTTTATCGAACGATGCAACCAGAGTGTATAATTGAAGATCACTCATCGTTGCTCCAAACACACAAACAGCAGGTGTATTCCAATTCCACAAAGTCATTGTATCAAATACACCTTCATTTACAACCACCCAATCCCATTTTTGCTTTAACACTCTGTGTAAATTGAAAAGCACCAGTTCCTTTTTTACACCACTTGGTCTAAAATATTTCTTAAATTCTGCTTTGTAAATATATCTTCCCTCACACCACAAATATCTGCCTTTGTAAGAATGGACTGGAACTATTACTCGGTGTAAATAATTTTTTCCATAGTCAATATCCATGTCTGTTGTCACACCAAGCTTGAACTTTTCAATACACTTGTGAAGCTTTCTTTTCTTCAAATATTCATACTGTGGATCTGTATTCTCAATGTATCTAAATCCAATTGGTTTTCTCCATCTACCTTCCAGCATATCTGTATTCAATCCATCAACATTCATGTCCAGTCGTTTGAGTGCATCCTGATGTTGTTCATAGGTGTAATTGCTTGTCAAAAATTCTTCAGCTGCTGTATATCCATCCCACCCTAATTCATCACATAATTCCATCCATGTTCCATGCCGTTGACACCCATAACAATTGAATCCATAATTTACAACATTGATTGAAAAGCTTGGATTGCTATCTTCATGGTCTGAAAACAGACAACTCATCATAATCCAGTCACCTCTGTCAATAAAATCCACTCCCTGTTCTGTAAGGAATTCCTTGATATTGACAGCTGGTTTTATGTCTTTTAAGCTTGGCATTTTGAAATTCCTATGTGTAACCACAACCAATCAAATGAAAATGGTTCATATTCAGATATAGTTATGCATGGTAACAAAAAGAAAGTTGACCCGATGTTAATAAAAATCTCATATGAAAATCCCATCTTATATTGAAATTTATCCAATCCCTTCAAATCTTTCGGACTTGGAATTTTCCCCATTTCTAAACTCATATCTTCTCCTTTTCAAAAATTCATCGCTGGATCATCTACAACATTAAAATACCGTTTTGCTAATTTTTGGGAATGAAGTTTTCCTTGTGAAAATTCAGGGAATGTAAACCACTGTTGTCCCTTTGGAGCATCTCTGTTTTTTGTAAGTGCCCATCTCAATCTCTTGGTTTCGGTCTTATCATTATCGTCTGAATCCTGAGAAACAGCAAATCCAAGTGTGGCATGATCCATTATTATTTTCCCATATGCAGTATCATCCAGTGTCCCTGCTCTTTTTTTGCTGTCCTTTCTCTGGTTTGCTGTCATGATGGGAATTCCCTTGTGATTATCCCAGTATTTTGCCAACTGTGCCAAATCCCATGAAATGGATCCTATTGCTTGCCAATCTCGGTCACTTGCAAATTTTCCCATTGGCTTCATATCATTCAAATAATCAATTGCAATAAATCCTATTTTTTCCCCCCAACTGTTTTCAATCTCAGTCATCTTGTGCTCAATATCTGCTGCTGTGCACCCTCTTCCAAAAGCTACAATTATAAATCTTCCACATTTTTCCTTCCACATCCCAATACGTTTCCTAATAAGTTTTAAGTCTTCACTGTCCAGTGTTCCCATTCTAAATTTTTTGTATGGAATACCTGTAAGTCTTGAATATATTCTGCGTTCCTGTTTTATCTTGCCCATCTCAATTGTAAACAATGCCACATTTTCCTTGCTTATCCTTGCTACATTGTAACACATATCCATCAATGTAAAGCTTTTCCCCACATTCTGTGCTCCAACAACTATTCCAAAGTCTCCTGGAAACCACCCATTGTCCAAATACTGTTTTCCTATATCAATTTCCACATAGTCACTTGCTTGTGGAATCACAACACCAGTCTTTTTATCCCTATTTGCTATGAATGCACCTGTTCCCATCATTCCTGTTGCCAGTGGTTGAAGCAATCCCTGTCGCTGTTGTTCCAAAATAGCAATATGATGTTTTTCAAAATCTTCTGTTATTTCCCCCACATCATCTACTTTTTCAATAATTGAGGATTCCATACTGCTCTTCATCATCAGGGAGAATCCACCACTGTAATCTGATTTATCAAAACTTCTGCTACACTGTATAATTGTCTTTCTTAATAGCCTTGCCTTTCTCAAATCTTCCAATGTGGCTGTGTCTGCTTTGATTATATTTTTATCAAAGCCATTATACAGCTTCTCACACCCTTTCTTCCACACCTCTAATTGTCCCTTTTTAAATGCTGGAAGTTTGGTCATAAATGTTGAGATTTGTCTCTTGAGGTCTTTCTCTGGTGGTATGGATCCATGCTTCCTAAAAAAGTTGAAAACACACAGGAATACATCAATGTGAAATCGGTCTTCAAAGTGCTGTTTAACAATCACTTTGTTGATTACAATTGACTGGGCAAACCTGCTGTCCCCAACAAATGCTGATAAAATTCTTCTTTCTGCATCTATGTCATGTAGTATTAATTTTTCAGCTTCCATTGGTGATTATTTTTTTCCTGATGTATCCCAGCTTCTCCATTTGCTCATATCCCAGCTTTGCAACTTCTATGGATTCAGCAACAATCAGTATTTTCACACCATATTCACCAAATAAGCTGCGGAGACTTTTTGAGAATGAGTCATATATCTCATTGCTTGTTCCATCAGGAACTTTTACAACTATCAAATCATCTTTTCTTATTTCACCAAGACTTTCTATATTCTCATCTTTCAATGCTGTGGCATCAACAACAGGCTTAATTATAAACTTTGCCTTTCCATTAAATTGCTGATTTAACACACCCTCAACTCCAGCCATGCTGACATGAAGTTCTTCAACTGGAACTTCCTCACTTATTGCAACAATCTGATATTTAGTTTCCATTTTGCCTACACCTCTGTTATTTTATTGATTCCAATATTGTTTTTCAAGTAAAACCATAAATCACCATAAGCATTTGCATATTCAGAATCACTATCATATTTTTCAATCCCTAAGATGACTGTTTTTTGAAATGGATGGCTGCGAAACTGTTGTAGAATTGCTATGAATCGGTGAACATTTTTCTCAAACTCATGACCAAGAGCTAAAATGTCAGTGATTACAAGGAAATTTAAACCAAATATCCCATTGAGAAAACCATCCTTATCAATACCTATGGTTTTGTCCATTAGTGTATAAAAGCTGTAGAAATGCTTGGTATCTGCACTGCCATCAATGGTTCTCAACATTCCTGACACATAGTTGTTCACATCGTCCATGTTCCCTGCCACAATTTGCCACTTACCATCCATAATGTCTTCAACAGGGAAATTGTATCCACCATCCTCAAACCAATACACTTCTGGGATGCCCATAACAAACTGTATCAATGCTGAGCTGACTTTCTCAGCTGGATACTTTCTTGATACATATGCCTTTGCTTCTATGAAATCCATTATTTCCCATTCCTCAAATTTGAATACTGTGTGTTTTGTTTGTATGACTTCTTAACCACCACCATCCATTCAGTCATTAAGTCCTTGCTACACAAAAATGATAATGTTATGGGAAAACTTATTTGCTTTGCTTTCATTCCATATGCCCATTCAATGTAGCTACACAAATCTGTTTTCTTCAGTCCCATACCCTCAAATGCACCAATCAGGTTGTTTTTGATTTTGCTATAAATTCTCCCCTTGGCAGGTGGAAGGCTGTCACTGTTACCAAATTCAAAAGCATTGGTTCCATATGCCTTTTTGAATTTATCTTTTATCATTTTCATAAACTGTTCACTGCTCCACTCCTCAATGTCCACCTTGCCATATCCAACCATCTTCTGCAATCTCTGCTTTGCACTTTCATTTTCCACAAACACCTCATCACCTTCCTCCTCAACCTCCATCCTTCTCAATGCAGAGATATCTCTTTCTTTGTTCTTTGTTTTATTGTCCTCTCCATTCTCTTTAAAGACAAAGAAGAATGTCGATGACAAGATATGTGAATCTGTATTTTGTGTGTTTACAATGACTAAAATGGAGTCTGGAACAGCTATATTTGTGTCAATGATGTTGTAAGTGGAATTCCCTTTTTCACAGACAGTGATAGTTGTTTTATTTGACATTCCTGAAATTCCCAATTTAAAACGAGTGTGGAATGCAACTTATCTCAAAGCTACATTCCACACTCAGTGAGGTGACCAGATGCTCTGGTAGGAGGCACTGTTGGTCAATCTAATATACACGATGATTCTCCAAAACTTTTTCATTCCATCCTAAATAGATCCCTTATGTCTCTAAATGTCATCCTTGCTTCAAATTCACCATCATCCAGAATTTCCATTGCATCACTTTCTTTAGCCTTCCATACCTCATACATTCTATTTTCCACAGTGTTTTCAGCAATCAAATTGATAACATTTATCTTGGGATGAACATTCCCAATTCTGTCCAGTCGTCCAACCCTCTGTTCCATTTTAGCTGGATTGTAAAGCATATCAAAATTTATGATGTATGCAGCACCTGTAATATTCAATCCAACTGTAATCACATCACTGGCAACAAGAATGTTTATGTCTGGACTTTTATTGAATTTATCTACCAGTCCAACCCTTTCATTTGCCTCTGTATTTTGACCTGTAATTTTCATACAAGGAATTTCCAAGTCTGCAAGGTGTTGTTCTATGTAATCTATCATCCCAACAAAGTGGCAAAATATAACCACCTTATCATACAAATCTATGGATTCAAGTATTGTTGTCAGCTCTGCAAGTTTGGTGGAATGGCTGATGCTGTAATCAACCAACCTACAATCCAGCACACACTGTCTCAGATATATGATTTGGGTGAGATAATTTGCCCACACATCCTTGTCTTTTCCTATTTTTGCAATTGGTTCTTCATCTTCATGATGGTGTTGGATTGCATCCAGTATATTATCTTCCACCTCATCATACATTTCCCTCTGTTTCTTTGACAACTTGATCCAGTAATTATTTTCAATCAGCTCTGGCAGCTGATCCAATACATCTTCTTTCCTTCTACGAATTACAACAGGTGCAATTCTGCGTTTCAATTCATCGATGTTTTTATAGCCTGTAATTTCTCCCCAGAATCCAGTCTTAACATACCTTTTCATAAACTGGACATAATTATCTTTTCCACCCAGATAATCAGGATTTATTGCCTGAAGTTCACTCCACAAATCAAATATAGTGTTTTCAATTGCAGTGGCACTTAATCCAATTTTATATTCAGTGAGTTCAGAAAGTGCTTTTGTTTTCTTGCTTCTGTTTGCAGTGGAATTCTTAATGTATTGAATTTCGTCCATTATTAATGCAAATTCACCATTAAAATGACCTGCCATCAAATCAATGATTATGTGATCCTTGATTAAAGATTCATAACTGATAATAATATAGTCATTTACATTTTCACCTCTGTAATGGATTTCCTTTTTGTAAGCATCCTTTCTTTTTTTTGGAGTTCCATCAACCAATACAACTTTTTTATCAGTAAACTTATGAATCTCATTTTCCCAATTTTTTTTTAATGTTGATGGGCACAATACAATACAGAATATAATGTGACCTTGTTCATTAAGCTTTTCCACCACACTTAATGCCTGAGCTGTTTTGCCTAAACCAACCTTGTCAGCTATCAAACCACCTTTGGCTTCATAAATGAATTTTGCTCCCACTGTTTGATATGTTCTCAATGGAAGTTTGAGATTATCCATCTCACCAAAATACTTATCATTGTCTTTTTTTAGTCTTATTTGATTCTTATACCACTGTGTATATTTATCATACTCATGTCTTAACCAATATGGGAAAACAACACCATCATAATTTTTTATTTCATTGTAAAGTGTGGCAAGGTCACGGATAGAAATGAGCCATGTCTTTTCAGCTTTTTTATATTCCCTGACAGGGAGTGACTTGAGGAGTTTCAGCGAGGCTTGAAAGTTGTTTCCTGAAATCTTTACAGCAATTTTATTCCCAATTTTCCCAAACACTACCATTACTTGAAATCCTGTTGTTAACAATCCCAGCCAAATATAATTCAGCTGGGATTTCGGGTGGCAGAACTGGTTTTTACACTATTTTATTCATACTACATAATTAATATACATAATGAACAACATCTTTTTAAAAATCATACATGATATTCAATGTATCATACACTGTAGTTGTATTTACCCAAGTTGGAGTGTTATTGATAAAATCTTTATAAATATTGCCCAAGTGTATTATATTTCTGTGTTCATTGGTTTGAGTTGTTACTGGTCTATTTAAACCACCATTTATACATTCCCAAAAATTCCCTATCATTTGTAAATCATCAACTCCTACCAATCTCATTCCCCAATTCAATGGTGGTGCTTCCTGTTTCTGGCTGGAATCAAATTGAACCATATTGAAATTCACTTGAAGTGATGTTATTGAATCTGCTGCAACAAAAAATGAGGCATGGATGTTTTTAGCCACATTATTATTTACTTGGATGTATCCTTGTTGCATTGAACCAGATGAACCAATATAAATAGCTTGTCTTAGTGAATCAAATTGATTGTTGTTAATTTGTATATGTGAAGTTGGAACCAATGATGACAACCACCTTATTCCATCTCCACCATTTGAAAGTTTATTGCCCATTATAAGTGTATTATCAACTGAACTGTCTGGATCAACATATCCATCACCATCAGCATATCCTAACATATAAATCAATCCAACAGCACTAAATCTTGACATGTGGGCATCATTGTAATAATCACCTCTGAATGTATTGCCAATTATTGTTAAATTTTTACAATTACTAAAATTAGCAACACCACTATCTGCATAAAAGAAATTATTAGCAACCTTTCCATTTCTAACTCTAACAAATTCAATGGAATTTGTTCTGCCATTAACTGTATTCCCTGAAACCAGATGTCCACCATTGTAAAGTGTATCACCTGTCATGCTGATTCCTAAATCAAATCCATCAATAAAATTATTTATTATTTTTGCTCTGACTGCATATGAAGCTGTTATGCCTTCTGAATGAGTCCCAAGTCCTGTTGGATAAACAACTCTGTTATTTGAAATTATCAAATCATATGCACCCTTGGAGCCATCTGAAAAATTTGATTTGAAATATATTCCTCTTTCAGCATAAAGATTGCAATTAGTTACAGTAACACTATCTCCAGCTGAACTACTCCCATACACACCATCAGTGGATACAGTTGAATCCCACACTGTTGCATTATCAATCAATACATTGTGGCTGTCATCCATCCTTATCCCTTGTCCTGTTCCAATCAATTTCACATCCCTAATTGTTATGTTGCCATATCCTGATGTAAGGTATATGCCTCTTGTAACATCATAATTTCCTAATATTGTTAAATTAGCAATTGTTACATCATCAGACCTTATTTCAATGACATTGCTATTGGAATTTCCTTTTGGAAGAAAAGTTAGTGTATCAACATTTATTACAGCTCCATTAAAATTATAATATCCTGGATATGATATGTCCAATGAATTCACTGCTGCAATGAATGTATCCTTAACAGTTGTGAATATTCCTTTACCTTCCATTAAATCAAACATTGCTTGGACATCATAGCTTAAATTATCATAACTTGTAATGTATTGAAGCTGTTCTCCATTTTCAGCAAATAAAGCATCCACATATCTGAAATCATTATTCTTAACAATAACACTATCAAAAACATGGTCAGTAGCATAGCCATAAAACTCAATTGCTGTTGATGTGGTAACATTAGCTGATTTAAAATCAAATATATTACCATCAATAATAACATTATTCATTTCATAATCTCTTGCTAACAGTCTTATTCCTCTTGGAAAATTATCAGATGTGGCTTCTGTTGAATCAACCAATATAGTATTATTTCTTATTATCACATCATCAAGTTCCTCATCAAGCCTTCCTATATCCATACCATATATTCTATTAGCAGATGCACTGGAAGATATTATTCTGAATATTAAATTATTTTCAATTGTTAAATTTCTTCCACTGTTAGCAAACCTTATTGCCTCTGCTCCTTTAGTATTAACAATGTGATTTCCTCTGATTGTAACATTGTCCCATGGATTTGATGATTGTGGTGCATAAATAGCATCATCTGTAAAACCATCTAAATAATTATTTACAACCAATACATCTCTTGTTTGTATATTTATTCCCACACTTTCTGTAGGGTGACCAGCACCTTGATGGTATGTATCTGTATTTATTAAATTATTATTTGCTACAATGATATTCCATCCCAAACTTCTATAATCAATGTCCTCAACTGGTCTGCCCTTTACTGCAATTACACCTTCATAAAATCCACCATCTTCTGACATATTATTTGATATACTCCCATATTGAAGCTTGGCATAAATCCCTTCAACAGCAGTTGTAACAGCACTATTAGATGCCTCTATATTATTGACTACATTTCCATCTATTACAACATTATCACCAAAAACATAAATCCCATGTGTTTCATGAGCTGTGGCATCTGTTTGTAAAACTGAATCAATTACATTCCCAGCAATGATATAATTTCTATTGTAATTTTTACTGGAATCATCCCTGCCAAACATTATTCCAATTGTGGCATTGGTGCTACTGAGATTGTATATAAGATTATTAAGTGCCCATGCATTCTGTAAACTATCAGTATCAACCATAAATCCAGTGTTACAATTTTTTACAATATTATCCTTTAATACCAGTGTTTCAATTTTATAATCATTGGCATCATCTGGATTATCTAATGGTGATGTATTATTATCAAATGTGCAATTACTTATTTCCAAATACTTGATATTTCCTTTTATTTCAAAAACATTAGCATAATCACTAAACCTCTGATTTTGAATTATAACTGTATCTGTATTTAATCTCATAAAATAGGTGCTATTCCCTCTGAAATGACTTGCACCTGAAGGATCACCAAATAGCTTTACATCAGTTGTCTGTGTTATTGCTCCAGGAACATAATATTTCCCACCCTGAATAAATACACTTCCCCCATTGTAATCACTATTAGCATCTGAAATTGCATTGGTCAAAGCAGTGTTGGCACTTGTAGCATCATCAGGGATACCACCTTTTAGTTGTAATGACACCCAATTCATATTAGATGTTATTGTATCCAAATAAGCAGTTATAATTCCTATTTTATCTCCAGGCTTTGCTTCTAATGTGATATCATCTGGATTATTGGTTACACTTCCACCTGAACCAATATAATCAATTGTAGCCTTTGTCATTTTTACAAGTGTTAAAGTTGAATCAGCTACTGTCCCAACTACAATACTGCTTTCATTCAAACTTCCATTAATCCACACATCATAAATTCCTGGTTCAACACTTGAATTGTTATATTTTCCTGGAGCACTACTCACTTCTGTTAAATCATATGCTTTGTTGCTTGTTCCACCATAATACAAATCTACATCCAATCCAGGAATTACCTTACCACCACCTGTTCTTGGAACTCTTTGATATGATACTGATTCAATTTGTGCTAATGCTAAACCAAACAAAAACATTAGTATTAAAAATATTTGTTTCATAGGTTTCTCCTAACTTAATAAATCATATCTTCACTATCAATATAAACCGTTCCTTCACCAGTATAATATTGTGGCTTTTCCTTTAACATTTCTATTCCTTTTATAGCTACAATTCCCTTGTGTCCAAAAAATTTATTAAAGGAATATTGTCTTAAAAAATCACCATCCCATATTCCAAAAAATCCCCAATTTACATCTGTGTGAGGCATGCAAAATAATATCTCCTCTTCAGAAATTTCCTGTCTAAATGCCTCTATTACATCATCAAGATATTTCCAACTGGCATAATAATGTGGTCTCCAATACTTGTTAAATTCCTGTATATGACCACTTATTATCTCATTGTTTCCTCTGACTATTTTTTGAAATCTTAACCTACTGAGCTCATTAGGTTGTGTAAAAGAATAATCACCAAATACTTCACACATAAATACATTATCAAACCAATATTTAAGGGATGTATCAGCATCACTAAATCCAGACAATCTTAATACCAATGAATTTCCCTGACTTGCTCCTGATGTTGCAATGAGAATATTCCTGTTTAAAGTGTCCTCTTGTAACACCATATCTTTTGTCCCAAATTCTCCAGTTCCTCTAAGACTCATTGCTACTTCATTTGTGCTTGCCCAATTACCTTTGACTCTTACACCAGCAACAAATGTTCTTCCTGCTATTGCTGCTCCTGTATTCCAACTGAATTGAACATAATCACCTTGTTCACCTTCATCCACCTCATACATATATCCACTCCAACCATCATCATTGGCAACTCTACCAGCTAAACCACCACTTTCTGTCCAACCAGTTTCGTCTTGGTCAAAGTATGGATTGGTGCATTTATTTTGACTACAAGTCAATATTCTTGGAACACCAACACCACCAAGAACATCATTTTCCCATGGATGTGAAGACATGATAAATTACCTATATTTTACATATGTTTGCCACACATTAAATCTTCCCATTCCAGTTGCCCCAGACCTTGTAAAATAAACCCAAACACCCCAGACAGGAAAATTTTGGCTTATATCAAAGACAAATACTTCATTATCTGTCCATGCCTGTGCAGCAGTAAGAGCAACTACATCTATTGCTGATCTTGCTGAATCCCAAGTGGACAGTGTATAACTTATTGCAACACTCCCAGCTGTTCCTCCTAAATCTCTACAATTAATTATCAATCCCAAACTACCAGTGAAAGTTGATTCCATATTCCTTCTCTCAACACTATTCATTGGTGAAACATATATTGAATCAGTTGCATTCCCTGTTATATCTACTCTATTCACAAACTTTGTTCTCATATATGGCTCTTGTGAAAATGAAAATGACACCAACACAATTAATAAAAATAAAACTAATGACTTCATGGCTTGCTCCTTTGTTATATGATTTCCACTCCACTTAATTCCAATTGTTTTTGACTTCTGTTAATTCTTATTTGGTCAATTAAAAATTCTTTTGTGTTATCTATATCCATAATATTAGCTGGAATAAATATTGTAAACTTATCAATTAATTCCAGTTGTGTTAAAAACAATGTTCTGATTCTTGAGGCTTTGATTCTATATTGATTGAAATAGGTATAATTGTCTGCAGCAATTAGATCTGCTAAATGGCTTGACTGTATCAGTGTATCTGAAATATTGAGAACTTTTTTCAGCCAATTTGTAAATCCTCTTTTCTTGCTTCCACTTAATCCACTAATTGGATCCTTCCAGTCAACCACAATACCATCATACTTATGCTCCCAATACTCAAATTCAGGTGGTGTATTGATTAAATTGGTTGACCAATCCAATGCTATTGTTCCATTCACTGTATCCCTTACAAATAAATCTATTGTTCTGTCTGAATGGATAAACATATAATAATTCATTATTAACACAACACTCTCAAGAATATTTTTGTAATTAGAATTCTCATCAAATTTTGCTATATCAACTCTTGGATAGAACTCATCATTATACTCCCAGAACACATTATTTTCCTTTGTTGCCCCATACATTACTCCAGTGCTTGTTATGTGTAAAAAATGTTGTCCCCATTCATTTTCTCTGGGTGTTCCCACTTTTGTCATTGTTGGAGATGATGCTGAGCCAGAAGCTTTAGCAACAAATGAACTTCTGTCATCATATCTTCTATTTTCCATTACAAAATAAACTGTATTATCATCTGCATTATATTGAAAATCTTTCATCAGAAATGATGCATTAAATGTAAAATTTGTTCCTGTTCTTGAATGATATACTGTTTCTGAAAATCCTGGAGTGGCTCCCATATCACAAGCAAAAAAGCTCCATTGGAATGGATATGTTCCTGTTGTTAATCTATTGAACATGCAGCCATATAAATTAGAATCATATGGATTAAAAGCCATGTTGACAGGCATCATTGCCTCATTACCAGTATCTTCCTCGCTATCCCATAAACAGTATTCAAGAATATATGCATCTGACCATCCTTGATTTGCTGCACCTGTTTGCCTTATCCTTATGTAATATTGTGGATCACTTCCATTTACAGTAGTCTGTGCCCAATCATTTGGTATGCTCCAACACACTATATCATCAGGAATGTTATTTGCTGGAATGTCTTCAAGAGTAACCCAACTGGAACCATTCCAATATTCATATGCATAAGTTCCATGCACACCATTCATCTCTACATAAACAGATCTGAATCTTTTGAATTCCAACCCAATATATATTATGTCACCAACCTCATTCATATTCGGCATACTTGTAGGATCATTATTCCAATTATCAGTCTGTTCTGTAAATCCCCCTGTTGTGCTATCGTGCATTACAGCAGAAGCATCAATTACACCAGTTGCCTTAAACTTGGTGATATATGAATAGCTCCTAATATCATCACCAACATCTACCCATCTGGTATGCCCAAAAAATATATCATTTTCATTATCATGAAGTGCACTGCAAATAGGAATATTCTGACTTCCATACAACATCATCTTTTCATATTTGGCTTGATTTGTAGAACCCAATCCATAAAACCTGTGAGCTGTCAAACTTCCAGCATCTGTAAATTCTTGAAATGTATAGCCATTCAGCTCTGTTTGGTTGAATAAATAGCTTCCTCTTTGTCCATAATCAAATCCAAATTCCAAATCACCAACTGCTCCCTCTGTAACATCAAAAGCTACATCGGAAATGGCATAATATCCCATTGGTGTCCAATATCTCAATCCTGTTCTATCTGCTGTGAACCAAACAGCAAAATAAAATCTAAATAGATAGTGTGTTAAATCACAATCACTATCTAAATTATCAGCTTTTTGTAACTGATTTGCATTGTTTGCAACTCCAGGATTTAATAATTGCCTAAATGGAATACAAACATTCTCACCATGATTCCCAAATTGTGGTGTAGATGTGCCTAATTGTCCAATGCTACTCCACCAATTTCCTGAATCACCCTCATATCTTTCTCCATTCCTGATAGATAATTGTCCTGAATATGATTCTCTAAATGTGGAAGGTGTGGAACTTAAATTCAATGTCATCCCAGTCAAATCAAAATAATAAAGGAAATAATTGAATTTGACACCATCATGATAAACTCCATGTCTCTCCCTAACTACAAACCATACATCAACAGTTACATAAATGTCTGCTATTTCAAATTCAGATCCTTTTGACATCCATTCATTTTCAATTCTTGATAAGAACTCCCATTCACCATCCAATTTAGTTCTCCAAAGTTCACACCAATAACTTCCACCAAGTCCCATATACAAATATCCACTGGAACTGTGATAATAAACAGCTGTTGAGTGTAACTTGTGATTAACTTCTGGTGAGTGTCCCCATATATTAAAAACACTGCTTGCAGTTGACTTTTTCATCACTGTTACACTTCTTTTTGCTGTTGTATAATAGGACGAATCTAACATTTTCTCAAGAATTGTATTCAGGGATGCTTGTTGATACCACATTGCCCATCCCCATGATTCTTCAACATCATCATAGGCTATAATTATTTCATCAAAAGCATCAACAACTGGAATTTCATCCTGATTCACTTCCATTGTTAAAATATCACCTGATTCACCAATCAGCCTCACCAATCTTTTCATTTCCCCCATATAACAATTACCTGTAGCACTATCCCTTTTGATTTTAATCATAAATCCTCTATAATGAGTGTTGGCATCTATGATTATATCATTCACTTCCCATCCATCAAGTTCTCCCCATATAATTCTGCCTTCTTCATCAGTGAAATCACTGGTTCCTTCTGTATCAGGTGTAAATTCTGAGCTCCATGTGTTTGCTCCAGTTGAATAATAAAACGACAAATCACCAGCTGAAAATGTTGATGTAAGTCTTACTATCAATCCATAGAATATTTCTGGTGCAATAATAAGAATTTCATCACTATTTGCATTCAAGATTTGAACATTATCCTCCAAGTTAGGAGAACCAAATTCTGCAGATACATCTGTATAAACAGCACTTGCTAATTTCAGACATAATGGAAAATTTATTTTGATTGGCTGCCAATTCCCATTATCAAATCTCATAACAGGAATTCCAACACTTGAAACCATCTCCTGTGCACCCAATTCATCCTGTGGCTTAACATGAACTAACATTTCATCATCCCTATCTGGCATCTCATTCATGTCATCTGTGCTACCAAAATTAATAACAGCTTTCTCACCACTTATATCTGTCATTTCATAATTACCATCTGCATCCAAATCACTTAAATTCACCCTTGTCCATGCCCCACCATTCCACTTGAATAAATCTGGATATCTGAATTCCAATTTCTTAATACCTGCCTGTGTGTCCCATGAAAGACTTTGAATCTCCACAGCTTGAGATAATTTTGTTCTTGTAAATGGTTTCAGATAAACACCCTTGATACCTTCTTCACTATCAGCTGATTCGGTGTATCCAATAATTGTAAATCCTGATATCCTGTTGAATCTTGAATTATTAGCCTTGCTACATCTAAATGCTGGATATCTTTCCAATTCCTTTGTGTGTCCATATATTCTAAATTTTACCACTTTATTTGCAATATCAATGCCAAGATCTGTTGTATCAACTACACCAGCAAAATACAGTATTCTATCATCAGCCCCTCTGAATCCAATTCTGTATGATGCATAAATTACATTTCCAATTCCAAATACCCCAGCCCCTGCTGATGTAAAGAAAAAGCCATCAGAATTATCAACTGTAATATCCAGACTGCCTGAATCAAATTTATTCAATCCAAATCCAGACAGTTTCTGTATTACATTTCCAATTCCATTCCTAATTAGCTTGGAAGTTATGTTGGTTTGTTTTTGTATATACACACCTGTAACAATATTTGTAAGTCCTGAACCGCCCAATGTTATGGTGGTTTCCACATTCCCACCACTGTAGCTAATTGTTGCTATTGTATCCACTGTTGGAAAATCTGTAAGGTATGAGGTGATTGAATCACCAACCGACAAAAGACTTGTAGCATCTCCCTTGACTTTGAAATTTGTTACACTGGTAACACTATTAACAATTCCACTCCATTGTTCAAAAATAGTGACTATTTCCAATACATCAGGAATTTGCCCCATACTGGTTTGCAAAGCTTGTGTGGTTGCATTTACTGTAATCATCTATTCTTCACTCTTTCAAATGCCTTTATAATATATTCCTCAGCTATATTCTCCCAAAATTCTGGATCATTGACCATTGGATTATAAATGTTGATAGGTTGTTTATCTACAATTCCACCTTCAATCAATTCTCTCACAATTTCTTTTGTTACAGTCTTATCAGAACTCTTTTCACCACCAACAATTTCCTTGTATCTACTTTCAGTTTCCCTAACAACTTTTGCTGGAACAATTATCTCACCAGGATGAACATTTACTATTCCCTCTTTGGCAATTCTTGCTCCAATATTTGCTTGTGGAATAAGATTAAAAGACGACATAATATTGCTTACATTGGACATTGATTTTGTAATAAATTCAGAAACTACATTTGTTCTTGATAATGAACTTTCCCCAACTGCAACAGTGTTTATATTTTCTGATAATTTCTTGACAACATTTTTATCTTCTTGGTTGATTTGAGATGTGGAAATACTTTTCACTATCTCACTGGATTTCCCAATAATCGAACTAATGACATTTTCTGATATATTGGAAAAGCTTGACTGGTCAATTATATTCCTAATTTCCGATGATTTTTTCTTAATAAGTTCAGTTTCAACTGACTTTGGTGCACCACCAACAATTCTATCAATACTGTCCACCATTGTCTTAATTGTTCCGAACTTAAAAGATGATTCTACAATTCCTGTTCTAAATGAATCCATAGATATTTTTTCAAATGTATTTTTAATAGATTTTAAATCAGTATTTTCTGTTCCTTTCATATTTTCAAAAGCAGCTTTAGAAATATCATGCACTGATTTTGTCCACATCATTTTATCAGAGACATTTGTCAGGTTTAAAATGGAATCAGCTGACTTTTTTGCACCCTCAACAACAGACTTTGTTTCATCAGTTATTTTGAATTTTTCTATAACATTAGAAATATCCCTTGTCAACTCTTGTATATTAGACACAGAAGTGGATTCTCCCAATGAGAAACCAACAGAGGCTGTTTGTAATTCGTCCTTAATGCTATCCTTCAGGCTAACAACCTGCCTTACAGAATCCATTATTTTTGTCAAACCAGTTTCCTTGAAAATTATGTCTATATTTTCCACATCCCTTATGGAATCTGCAACTGTAACAAATTTTTCCAATCCTGTTGATTCAAACACATCTATGCTGGAAATCTTATCCTTAATATTTTCAAAGGATTTTTCAACTCCAACAGCACTGCTAATATCTATCTTCTCAGTATCCAGTGTGCCAATGTCTGTAATGTTAAGAATGCTTTTTATATCTGAAAAGCTCTCAGCATTCTTCAATATTTCTGTAAACTTCTCAGACCTTTTCAGAATTTCACTCAATTTATCAGCATCTGTAAGCTTAACATCCACTGTTCTGTGAACATCCTTTAAAATATCATCAGACTTTGACATCTTATCTTTGCTTTTTATTTCATGAATTTTGGTAACATAATCAGCTTCCAGTTTCTTAATTTCTGTATCCCTCTCATCAGCCTTATATGTCTTATTAATTTCCTCAATTTTTGATTGAAAATCAGTCTTAACATCTCTGATTCCAGTCATCTTTTCAACATCACGGAAATTTTCTTTGTGTTTGATATCTGAATATTTTTCAGTGGTTTTGATATCTTCAATCCCAACTGTTTTTAAATTGGATGACATACCTTTTATTTTATCAACAATTACACTCATTTTTTTGGCATCAAACATCTTATCAACAGAAGACATACTAACAATATCTTCCATCACTGATTTTGCCCTATCTATTCCCTTAAATTCTTTAAATATTTCAGAATACTCATCATCAGTTTTCCTAACCACCTTTGCTGGGACAATTGTTTCTCCAGGATGAACCCTGACCACACCACCTGCTTGAACTTCAGCTCCAATTTCTGCACTTGCTATATTTGCTTTTGCTGCACTTGCTGCTGCTGAAATCAAACCAATAGCAGCAGCTTTCATAGCTGCTGCCCCAAAATTCAAATGAGCCAAATCATTTATCATTCCCATTGCCAAAATATTTTTGTAATGTTTGGCAAGCATATTAATAACAGCAATCAAACTTCCCTTCCATGCACTTGTCATTCCAGTTGCTATTTGATTTCCAAAAGCTTGTCCAACAGATGTAGCAAGACTTGTCATCATTCCTCCCCAGTATCGTGCTTTTGCCATCCTTGCATCCCATTCAGATTCTTCCACTTCTGTTATCAATCTCAGAAGCTTAAGATATCTATCAGTTCCCTCTTTCTCAGCAGCAAATTTTTCTTGTAAATAAGCTTTATATTCAGCAAGTTCTTCTTCATCCCTAAATGCCTCTCTTCTCATTTTCTCAAGTTCAAAATTTTCCAGTTTTTCAAAATATTGTCTATTCAAATTTTCATGTGCATCCAATCTTGCTTTCTCAATTGAAATAGATTCTGCCTTAAATGCTTTTTCAACTTTTGCTTTGTCTTCTTTCAAATCCTCAGCCTGTCTTAATACAACTTCCTTCTCCATTTCCAAAACTCTTTGCTTGTATTCAAACTCAGCATCTATTGCTTCCTCTGCAAATTTTCTGCTCTCATCAACATAAAGCTTCTTTTCAGACAACCTTGCTTCCAATACCTGCTTTTCAAGTTGAAACATAAAATCTTGTTTCTGTCGTTCCAACTCAATTTCTTCTTTTGCAAGTCCTCCTGTTGCTTCTCCCAAATCTTCTTCAGTTGTAACCTTCCTTTTGAGCACTGTCTCACTGTCCCCAATTGCCTTCAGCTTATTTCCTATTTCCAAAAGTTCTATTTGCTTGGAATTCAATTCAGTGGAATCCTTAACCAACCCAGCCAATGAACTTGAAATCTCACTGTATGTATTCTTTTGTTCCTCCAAAGTCTTGATTCTTCCACTCTCAATCTTTGTTAGAGATCTTTCCTCATCAGTTGCAACTGCCCTTATCTTTTCTATTTCAGTGGATGTAATAATTTGTCCATCTGTCAATTTGCTTATATCTTCTGTAATACTTTTTATCGTATCTAATTCACTGATATTCTCTTTGAGTGAATTTGTCAACAATGCTGTATTCATTTTAGTGGTTCCAGTCATTGTTTCTACAGACACCCTCTTGATATCATCGAAAATAGACAGGGTTTCCAAAAGTTCTGTATTGTCAACCCTAACAGCTCCACCAGTTACTGAAGACAATATAACCTCTGCCCCCAATTTAAATGAATCCTTTTCCAACGGCTTCAGCTCATCTTTAAGTTTTTGAACTTGAACTTTCAAGTCTGCCATATCCAAGGTAATTTTCACCTTTTCCAATGACAACTTCATTTCAGCAAGCTTCTGCAATTCTTTAGATGTTGAATCTGCAATTCTCCTAACATCATCAAGTGCACCAGCATAAAATTTAGTGTCCTTAATCAAATCAGGATATTTAAGCTTCAATTGACCAAGTATCTTTTCCATCTCCCTCTGTTCTTTATTAGTCAATTTTGCTCTGTCTGCAAGTTCTACATACCTGCTTGACATTGCATTTATGTTAAGAATTTCATGTTCCCTCTTTGTAATCATTTCATCAATTGACTTGATATTATCCTTCCTTTGTTGTGCTGCTCTTCTATCAGCTGAAATCATCAAACCAATGGCTGTTACCAAACCAATTATTCCAGCAGTTACCAATGCAATTGGACCAAGAGTTGCTCCAAATAATGCAGTCAAAGTTCCCCATCCAGCTACAATACTTGGAATCAATGAAAGCAACAGCATAACTGGTGCAACCACCAATCCTAATCCAGTAGCAAGAACCACTGCCATCACAGCAACTTTCTTGAATATAGCTGGCATGGTATTAAAAATTTGAACTGCATCCCTGAATGTATCTGCCATCCCCCTTACAATAGGAGCTATGACCTCACCAATTTGGATGGCTGCTTCCTGTAATGCAGACAACAGTAGCTTAAATGAGCCCCTGAGTGTATTGATTTGTATCTCAGCCATTTCAAAAGCTTTATTGGTTCCAGTGATTTTATCTTCCAAATCCTCAATTGCATCTGCACCTTCCCTGATTAAAATTTGAAATGTAGCAATGGCTCTCTGTCCAAATATTTTTGCCAACTCATCACCCTTATCAATTGCACCTGCTTCAGCCTTCTCTAATGTTCTAATTATTTGAACCAAATCCTTTGTCTGTGGATTTATATCTGCCCATGTAAGTCCCAAATCACCAATTGCTTTTATTGATTGAGCTGTTGGTTTTTGTAACCTAATCAAAGCTTGTCGGAGGGATGTTCCTGCTTGGCTGGCTTGCAATCCAGCATTAAACAGTTTACCTAACACAGCAAGTGTTTGTTCCAATGAAATATTCAAACCACTTGCAATTGGTCCAACGAACTTCAATGAATCCCCAAGCCTGTCCATTGTAGCCTGTGTGCTGGAAATAATAGCTGACATTGCATTGGCAACTCTTGAAGATTCCTCAGCTGTCAAATTGAACTGATTCATAGCCGAAACCACAATCCTTGTGGTCTCAGCCAAATCATGTTGGGTTGCTGCTGCCAGTGCCAAAGTTCCTTTTAATGAACCCATAATTTTTTGAGCATCAAAACCTGCTGACGCCAGAAAATACATTGCATTTGCTGCCTGTGTTGCTGTAAAAACTGTTGTTCGTCCCATTTCCCTTGCAAAATCAGAAACAGTAGCCAATTCTTCCTGTGTTGAGCCAAGAACTGATGCTGTATTTGCCATTCCTTGTTCAAAATCAGCAAACACCTTTGTAGCAATTCCACCCATTATTGCACTGGCTGTTGAAATCAAACCAATAGCTTTCCCTACTCTTCTTAATTGTCCACTCATTGCACCCAGTCTGCCAACAAATGTTTTTGTTTGGGCACTTGCAGTGGTCAAACCAGCTTGTAAATGAGACAAGTCAGCTCTGATTCCAACCCATAATTCTTCTACAAAATTCCTGCCTTCAGGCATCAGTCTTTTCCTTTTTTTCCTTATCTAAAAATTGTGAAATTCCCTTTGATTTCAGGAAAGCTTTTTTTGCTCTTTCAGTCATCCTTGATCCAGGCATTGTTAATAACTGCAGTTTATTTGTCAAAGAACTTTTCTTGCCATCAGGGAGATTTGACGACTGGCTTGCTTGCTTTCCATCAGCCATTTTTCTCAAGTTCTCATTTGCTTTCAATAAACTATTCATTTGCCTTCTTGTTAAATCCATTATATATTCTATTGACCAACTATATTCCTTTGCAAACATGTGAACCAATTCCTTGATTCCTATGTTTTCATCTGGCTCACCAACTTGCTCAACTCTCCCATGTCTGATAAAAAATCATTCAGATCAACAACAATAGTTATTGCCTTTGCAAGTCCACCATATGTGAATGTTTCCAATATCATTTCTGTTGTATAATCACTATGCATTTTCTTCAGACTCATTCTGATAATTTCTGCTGCAACTGTAATTGCTTGTTTGTTAAATGCACCCTTTCCAGATGCATCAGACCATTCTTCCAACTTTTTTTGAAGTGTTGGCAATTCTTTTAAAGATACAGGTGTGAAATGAAGCTCAATAGAGCTTTCTTCAACTTCTTTTCCATCACCATTCTTGCTGACAAATATCTTCATTTTTTTGCCATATCCCAAAATATCGTTGAATTCTTTCTCTTCCAATTTAGTTCTCCTTTTTAAGTTAGGATTAAAAATTCGGGATGCAGACAAAATTCACAATCCCACAGGCAAGAAGTGAATTTGCAAACCATCTGCATCCCTGAATTAAAGATGGGAACTGTTAACTTATATCACCAACATCTACTGTAGCAACATTTCCACCTGAATCAGCTTCAGCACTGAAATCAAAATTAGGAATTAAATGACCATCCCTAACAAATCCCAGACTCAGCTTTGTGGATCTACACTTCACAAGAGTTATAATAAATCCAATACCATCAGTTGTCAGTGTAATAACAATCTGAAAGGTTGATGGTGAATCAACATTATCCAAATCAATCGTATCTCCAGTTCTGGTTCCACCCAATATTTTCTCAAAAGCTTGAGATGTTAGATCAGCAAATTCAGCTGAACCTGTCAATGTTCCTGTATGAGTTCTAACATCCACTGGAAATAAATTTCCACCTGCAAACAAATTGGCAACCTCAAAAGAAAAATCTACATTGACATTCTGAAGGTAACCAATATTCACACCACCAAAAGTCATGGTGGCAATACCAAATTGAACACTCATGGTGTTTCTCCTTAATTAAAATTAAACATCTTCATCATCACAAATGACCAAAAATCTAATGTAGCTGAAATAAACTTTCTCAACCACATCATCCCATAACAGTGCACTTATTTTATTAACATGCCTGCATCGTAAATTTTTGCTTGGAACAACAAGATTCATCTGAACAGGCTTTTTGTTAATTAAAAAATCCACTCTTGCCATCAAGTTATTCAAATTCGTCTGTGCATAATCTACATCCATCTTATACACTCCCATAACTTCAAGAATATATTTGTTTGATGGAATTGACACATCAGAATTTGATGCTTGAACCTTCACTATCAACTGTGGCAAAACAGCTGAATTATCGTGTTTTCTATAAATTCTATCAGCAACATAATATTCAATTTCTCTGACATCATTCCCTGTATCAGAATTATCTGCCTCTAAAATAGTAACACATGACTCTAATAAAACATTTTCTTTTGAATAAACTTCATTTGCCATTATCCAAAATCCTTCTTTACTGCTGCTTTGAACATTGCTATTATTTCTTCCTTTTTATCATTCAGAGCATCTGTCAAAAATGGTCTGGGTGGCATCCTTTTCGTTCCCTCATGAACATAAATTCCATAATAAACTGATGTTCCAGCCTTTCCTTGTTCTGCAGAAGTGGCTTGACCAACTATCGATGCTCTCAATCTTCCTGTATCAACAGCTGGCTTTTCATATCCACTTGTAATTTTTCTTTTTGCCTCAGCTTCCAAAATTATAACAGCTTTATTCATTGCCTCATGAATTTTTAGCATAGTGACTGCTGAAAATCCTTTAAATCCTCCTGCAACAGGAAGCCGTCTTCCAACTACAGCAAATTTTCCACCTGCTGCACCACTGAATCCTCTTAAATTAGCCATTATATTCCACCATCATCATAAATCATATAAACTTGGTAATGATTTGTTGTCCCTCCAGGACTTTTATCAACATATGTAACATGATATTCATCGCTCCCATCCACCACAAAATCTCCAACCTCAATATCAATTCCATTATTACAAAATCCTTCGTGTGTTGATTTTGAGATAACACCATACTCTTGATTGGATCCAAGAAGTGTATTCCTCGTTATTCTCATTTTAACAGTTGAAGAGATTGTGCTTTTTGTCTTTGATAAATCACCTGAAGCATTCTTGACAGATGCATATCTTTTTACAGTTACAGTCTTATTCAACAGCCTTGCTAAAATACTCATACCAAATTTGCATATTTATGTTTTAACTTTTTGACAAGAATCTGTATCATTTCATCAAATTCAGTTTTCACTTCCATAAAACTGTTATCATAAGATTCTTTATAATCACCAATAGACACACTCTTTAATCCACCAGATGTGCCCTGAATATCTCTTATTTTTGCCCACTTTGCAAGAATAAGATTTGCCAATCCTCTAACATCATCTGGAACAGCAGCATATCCATGATTATAAGTCACCTCAACAGTATTAAATCCCTTTGTGAAATATGGAACTGAATCATCAGATGAAGCACCTTTCTGAACACCTGTCAGCTGTATAATCCCTGAAGCTAAATCAACAACATAATAGCTACTGTTTACTGTTACTGGATCTGTATCTGTATTCATGCCATCCTTGAGAGTTGTAACAGTCAATACAGGAATATTTTTCAAAATCAATTCTTTCTGCCTATCCCTTCTAATATCATGCAATTCCACCACACTATCTGTCTGTATGAATTCACCTATCTTTGAATTGATTATATCATTAACAATGTCAAGCATTGCTTCCGATATTGCTGTAATATCAACTCCAGCAATATCAGCTGACTTGATTTCGTCTGCATAATAAACTTTTTTAGCCATGATTTATGCTTCCTGTCTTGGATTTTGCAATACAACTAAACTAATCTTGTCATTTCCCAAAATATCATTGCCCAATGTTGAATCATATGTCCATTCCACAAAGACATAACAACTTCCCTCAACCAAATCAGCTCCTTGTAAAAGAATGGTTTCAGTTGCTGCTGCTGCTGCCATTGCTTCATCCTCTTTTTCATTAATTACAGCATAATCAGCATCCAGCAATGTCCATTTGGCAGTGTTAGGTATTACTTCAGCACTTTCTTCATCATAGAATGTTATTACCAAGGCAATACTTCCTCCTGCAATTGGATAAGATGTTGAAGCTATACTTGATGGCATAATTTACACTCCATCATCTGCTGCAGTTACAGTGTATGTAACCTCAATTACATCATTATCATCCACATCTGATTTATCACCACCAGTAAATGCACCACCACAAAATATAGTTCCAGATGTTCCCCCCTTAGTGCTATCAGTTACAATTACAGCTCCACCAATCACTTGATCATTAGTATCAACAGTAAATGCAGCCTTGCTGGCACTATTATCTACTGACTGACCTGAAACAGCCCCAAGTGTTAATGTCTGTCTGACTGCTTCATCATAATTTGTATTTTCTGTCCAACCAGCATGAGTTGCCATTGTATCACCAGCAGCAACTGAAGGTGCAGTATTGGTTATAAGGACATAAAATGCAGCAGTATAACCTGATCCCTTTAGATATTTATCAAGAACATCATCCAATCCTTCATCAACAACCAAGTTCTCAATTTTATCTTGCCATTTAATTTTGCCATTCTTGTCCTTACAGACAACATCAAATACACCACCAAGAACAAAACCAGCTCTATTACCATTCTGTGGCAAGTTAACATTTGTTTTTACATCAATCATTACTTTACTCCTTATTAATTTAATTCAGTATTTGATTTTTTAGCTGTAACATCAATATTTGATTTTTTAGCTGTCACAGATGCAACTGATTTTTTAGCTGTTACATCAATATTTGATTGTTTTATTAAGAATGTTAAGGTTGAACTTTTCACAACAAAACTTATTTTTACCTCACCTGATGCCAATTGGGAAATTTCAACTGTTCTATCACCAAGCTTGAACCCATCTGACAGGGCAACAGCAAATCTTGTTATATTTGCTACAGCATCTCCTAACTGAAATGCATCCAATACATTTACTTGAAATGTAGCTGAAATAGAACCAACATCTGATAGTGTTATTCCATCTACACAGTTAGCTAATAGAAATAAAATTCCAGAGGCACTGTCACTTAATTTTATACCATCTGAAGCCATAGCACTTACAATTCTTTTCCAATTAGAAGCATCACCAAATTTTACTCCATCTGTAACACTAACAAATGCCCTTAAAAGTGACTCAACTGTTTCAGAAAGTTTAATACCATCTGTAATCTCTGTTTGGTATGTTGCTAATAAACTTGAATTATCACTAAATTTGATACCATCTGAAATTATTGCTTGTATTGCTCCACCTGCAATAGAACCAATTACAGAATCACCAAACTTAAATCCATCTGAAGCCAATACCTGATATATGGTATTTATTGTATTAATATCACCCAGCTTCACTCCATCAGACATTATAGTCTGGAGTATTTTTGTAGCAAGTGAAACATCTCCCATCTTTATTCCATCACTTAACAATGCACCAAATAACATATTGAATGATGCTGAATCACCCAACTTGAATCCATCTGCTATAACAGATTGGATTAATTTACCAACAATTACAGAATCACCTACATCAATTCCATCTGATAGCAAGGCTTGAACAATTTTTGTAGCTACATCTGTGTCACCTACCTTAAATCCATCTGCCAGCAGTGACTGAATTATTTTAGTTGTTGAATTAATATCACCTATATCTATTCCATCACTCACCAATGCTTCAGCAATTTTTATAGCTACACTTGCATCACCTACCTTAAATCCATCACTAATTATGGTTTGAATTAACTTACCTACAATTACAGTATCACCTAATTTCACTCCATCAGATAATAATACCTGAACAATTGCATTTGTTACATAAGAATCACCAAACTTTGCTCCATCAGTTATTAGTGCTTGAATTGCTTTAGTGGTTAAACTAATATCACTTATTTCTATTCCATCAGCTATTAATGCTTCAACAATTTTTGTAGCTACATTGGAATCACTAAGTTTAAATCCATCTGAAATAGACACTGCAAATAATTTACCAGCAAGAGATGAATCACCAAATTCAAACCCATCAGATAACAATGACTGAATTATCTTAGTTGCTATATTTGTATCACCTACCTTAAATCCATCTGTTACAGATGATTGTAATATAGCATTTTCTACAGGTGTATCTCCCACCTTCATACCATCTGTGATTATTGCTGCCACTGTTTTAAGAACTGACAAGGCATCACCCAATTTCATTCCATCTGTTATTAAGGAAGCAAATAATTTTGCACCAGCAACTGAATCACCCAATTTCATTCCATCAACACCAATAGCCTGTAATATTTTTACACCAAGTGCAGAATCACCAAACTTTGCTCCATCTGATAATTCTACAAGAAATTGAGCAATATTACCTGATGTATCACCCATATTAATTTGTTCTGTCACCAATGCTTGTAATATAGCATTCTCAACACCAGAATCAGAAAATTTCACACCATCTGTTACTGCTACTTGATATGTTGTAAATCCTGCTGCTGTTGTAAAATAGGCTCTAATGTAATATGTTATATTTGCACTTTCTGCAGTTCTTGTTTCAATTACTCTGCTGGCATCTCCATAAATAGCATATTCACTAAATCCAACTGTTATATCTATTAAATTCTGCATCCATGCAGTAGTGGTATCACCATCCTGTCTCATTCCAAATGCAATATTATCTCCATCAGCAGCAGCATCTACATGAATAAAAGCACCATTAGTTGCTCCTGCTGGCAATGTATAATTCTGCCAAGTATCATCAGATGAATTTGTAAATGATGTAGCATCTGTAGGAACTGTAATATTGCCATCATCTGTCAAATAACCAATATATCTGGCATCATTGGTTATCTGCTGAACTTTCATTTCAAATATTTCATTGGCATCTACTCCACAACTTAACACTGCATGATTAGACACATCCCCTGTAAATGTATCTGATGAACCATTTTTCCTCACTTCTGTTCTTCTTGTTGAACTTGAATCACAATCAAAAAAACAATAAAATGCTACATCACTACCATCTGAATAAGCAGTTACATCATGTGTTTCATAACCACTTGTTCCAGTATTTGTAAATGTAGCTGGACTATTAGTAAAGAAGAAAGCACCAGCATCAAAATAAGCAATTACTGTAAACTTAACATCATTGGTATCACCAATAGTCTCAACTATTCTATTTCCATCAATTCCAATAGCATGAACAAAATGAAATGGATCAGCTGAAGAACCTTGAAAATCATCTGTTGAACCATTCTTTTTTATCCCCCATTTCCCAGCAGTTCCTACACTGGTATCAACATGAACCAATATTCCTATTGCTCCTGATGGAACAGGTGTGCTTACATCCCAATCTTCCCAATTTCTATGAGATGATTGGGTGTGAGATATTATATCACCTGGAGCCAACCACACAAGTGCCATAAAAATAAATCCTATTAACTTGTAAACCATGTTCTCAAATCAAATCCTGAATAATGACTTTGTATTTTCCAATCCAACCAATCAACTAAATCATCAATAAATTGTTTCATACCTGCTCCTTGTGCTTGATAAAATGCTACAGCTTGAGCTTTTCTGTGAACTATCAATCTTGGACTTCCTGTCTCATCACTTTGTCTTTTATTAATATCATTATTGTTGTATTGTTCATTTGCAGGTAATTGATTATTGACAAGAATTTTACACACATCATCAAGCCACTGAATAATTGTATAACCTACATCAAATTGAGCCTGATTTATGGTGCCATAATTAACTGGACTACCATCATTCACCCCAGCATTTTTACCAAATGGCAAAATCAAATCAATCTGATCCCTGAATGACTCATTTATCTTATTATAAAATTGACATCTTTTTTCAACATACCATTCTCTTGCTCTACCATGCTGGGCACCATCCCTGTAAAGAGTCATCTTTGCTTGTATATCTGCACAATCATGATTAATCCAATTCATAACATCCTCTTTTCATATAACTTAATGCCCAATAACAAAAAAACAAATCATTTTAATCAGAACACATCCTGACAAGACTGGTTTTCTAACAACATAACCATTAACACCACATCTCTATATTTCCCATCTTTGAACACATAATCTTTCATCAGTGATTCCTTGACAAATCCATTTTTCTCATATATATGGATTGCTTTTTTATTTTCTGGGAAAACAGTTAAAAAAAGCCTATGGATATCATCTCCTTGTCCTATTGCCCAATTGATTGACCACTTCACCATTCTATCACCATATCCATTTCCATAAAAATTAGGTGATACAACATACCCAACTTCACATCTTCTATGAATCAAGCTATCTATGTGAAACTGAACATACCCAACTGGTTTTGAAAACTTTGTATTGAATGCTATGTAAATTCTAAAATTGGGATCTTGCTGATACACACCTTCATACCATTCTTCCTGTTCAATTTTTGTGATTTTTTTAGAATGGAAAAGTGAACTCACCACATCAGGATGGCTTCTGGTTACTCTCAGAAATTCACTGTCCTGCCAAATAAAAACATTCTTTAGAACACTTTTGAATCTTAACTGGTTCAATCTACCACCCTCCTTGCATCACCCTAACAACTTTGAAAACATCTTCCCTATTAATCATAACATGTAATGGAAGTAAAATTAATTTTTTCCAAATTGTTTCTGTAACTGGTAATACAGTATCACTGTATGGTTTGTAAATATCATACATGTGATTTGGATAATAATGGACTCCAGGAAAAATATTATTCTCATTGAATTTCTTTACCAACTCATCTCTGTCTCTAACCATAATTGGAAATGTATGTGCTGCTGATAATCTACCATCATCTCCCTCAGCCCTGCTTAAAACTCTAACAAATTTATCAGTTTTGACCATCTCACATATTCTATCACAATACATTCTTGAAATAAATCTTCTCATTGCATTGTGTTGCTCAAGGTATTTTAGCTGAACCAATGCTATTGTAGCTAAAATATCATTGGTATGATACTTATATCCAACCTCACCAACATGATACATCCAATTATATCCCTCATTTTCCCCTGTCTCAGTTCTAACATATGTATCCTTATCAATTCCCATCCATCTTAGCCTCCTCAACCTGTCTGATACATCTTTGTTGTTTGTTGTTATCATACCACCATCACCTGTAGGCAAGTTCTTTACTGGGTGGAAAGAGAAGCATGCTATGTTTTTTTCATATCCATTGCAATTGCCAACTCTGTTATTCAAATTATATTGTGCCCCACAGGCATGAGCACAATCCTCAATTACCCACAAATTCCTTTTCTTAGCAAATTCATAAATTGGTTCCATATCTACAGGATATCCTGCATAATGAACCACAACAATAGCCTTTGTTTTCGTCGTAATCTTTCTCTGTATCTCACTAAATTGTATTCCTAATGTTACATCATCAATATCACAGAATACTGGTATTGCTCTTTGATACAGAATAACATGATTCGTGGAAACAAATGTCATAGAAGTTGTCAACACCTCATCTCCATCAGCTACACCAGCAATTATTAATGCTAAATGAAGTGCTGCAGTGCAACTGTTGACAGCTACTGAATGATTGCATCCTATAAATTCTGAAAACTTGTCTTCAAATTCCTTTGTTTTCCCTCCAAGACCAATCCACCCTGATTCAAGAACTGGTTTCAATTCTGACAATATTTCATGCACTAACATTTGTGGCTTGAACAATTGTATCATTCTTCAACTCCTTGTAAATTTTTTCCAGCTCATGTGATCTATGTTTATATGTGTGTTTCTGTCCAATCAAAAGTCTCCCATTCTCATACACTCTTCTTCTATTGTTCGGATTATCCAAATAACTTCTAATCCAATACTCCAATCCATCATATTCATTAAACCACACCAATTCATTTCCATTACTAAACATCTGATCTATGCCCTTGAAATAATATGTAAAATATGTCCCACATGCCATACTATTCCAAGTTCTGTTGCTGGTGTAAAGATTAATATCATTGAATGCATTTATTCCAAGAATTATTTTACAACTTGACATAGCCCTAACCAATTCCTCTCCAAACACTGGTCTCTGTCCCATTTCCCAATTATGCCCCAACACCAACATCTTGAAACTCTTATTCAGTTTATTCACTATGTCTCGTCTTAACCCAGAATCAGGAAAAATATTCTTATAATTTCCACCAAAAAATCCTATGTCATAAACCTCTGGAACATCCATTTTATAAAATTCATCCAAATCTGTAGCAGTGTGATGATACATCACCTTCTTTGCACCAATATCTCTGAATTTTTTATTATATTTTCTATCATTACTATTGACCAAAATAGCATCATAACACCTTGCCACTCTCCTCAAATGTGGAGCAATATCATCCCTAACATCACCATAAAAAAGCACCCATACACTTGGAAAAAAGTTTTTACATTCCTCAATAATTTCCTGTCTTATTACCTCACCTTTGTTTACAAATACAATGTCTGGATTGAATGAATACAAGTAATGAATAATATAGGTTTTCAAAGCCTCTGTTCCTTCATTATTATTCACCAATCTATAATCAAATGTTACAACCTCATTTCCTGCTTCTTTGAATCCTTTCAATCTGTATTTATCTGAACAGTGTTTAGCATATGTTCCAATATAAAGAATTTTCATAATACATGTTTCCTTGCCAAACACCTTATATCACCATTAACTCTAAATTCAATGTGATTCCTATCCTTCACTCTGGTGACCACTTCCTTGCACTCTGCAACAATAAAAAATTTCCTTGTTAATTTTTCCCTCAATATTTCTGTTGTAAATAAATTCCTGTTATACATGCCCTGTCCTTTTCCACTCCATCCCAATAAATTTCTATTTCCCCAAACCAAAAGATGATCCCAATCTTGGCTGTTGTGCCTTTCCAGCCATTCCTCAATATAAATTCTTGCATTTGGACATAAAATTTCTAAATGTCCTGTTGGTTTCAAAATTTGATGCCAATGTTCAAGAGTCTTGTCAAAATGATCTGGCTCTAAATGTTCAATCATATGAGATGTAAAAATATAATCTATTGTTTCAAAACCAAAACCTGTATCAGCAGCATCCCTTTTAACATCTGCACCAGGATGATATTTATCAACAGAAGTGTATCCTGGAATTTTCAAACCTCCTGATCCAATATTCAGCTTCATTCAGATTGCTCCCTAATTTTCTTTAACATTAATTTTGCACGATCCAAAAACCTGCCTTCGATGGCAATGTCAAATCCTTTTTTAGAAAGCTTATCCCTTTCCTTTTGATTTTTCAGATAATAATCAATCTTATCATTCATTTCACCCTTATTTTTATACATAGGAATTGAATCACCAAATACATCTTTTATTCCACAATTATACTGGGCAAGAGCAAATCCACCACTGGCTAAAATATCATAAAGCTTCATTGGAACAAATCCAAGCCTATTCATGTCATCATGCCCATCCACTAATGTTATCTTTGCCTTACAATAAAGCTCATTCAATTTCTCATATTCCCAATACCTTCCTGCATACCATCGTTTTGCATACTCATAGTTTCCATTGTTCCACTTGTGTCCATAAATCTGTATAATTAATTTAGAATTTCTATCCAACCAATAGATCGCTTCCCTTCCCCATTCAGTGCCACCTCTTGCATTTCCTACAAAAAGGACATCAATATCTTTTCTTGGTTTGATTAATGGTTTACTGAAATCAGTGCAGGATGGAACATGATATCCACAAATATTAGGATGCCATTCCCCAAATTTAAGGATATCTAACATTTTCGGAGACAAACAAAAAACCAAATCATATCTTGCCATCTCTGTTTTGGTCATTCTATCTGGATGGCTGTAAAACCAAATTACATTGTAAGTTTTGCTGTTGTATCCAAATCTTCTATCAACTTCTGGAAATGGTGCTCCCCAAAGATACAAACTAACATCAGCATCTTCTCTGGAGACCTCAACATTTATTCCAAGGGATGTAAATGCCTTGACCAGATTTTCCTTAACCCAATAATCTCCCCAACACATATATGTATTTGCATCAGCATCTGCCCATGTTACAACATTAAGATTGATAACACCATTTTCCCTGCTGTTTAAATTAAATCTGGATTTCTTGACAATGTTGTATGTGTTTAAAATATTTCTGCTGCCATCAGTTCTATCCATCTTTTCCTTCTGATTCATCTTCCTCCAAATCCTCTAATTCATCAATTGGTTCCACTTCTTGTGCATCTTCTGGAAATTCATCCTTGACAGCATTTTCATCAGCTATCTCTTGCAACTCTGCATCCTTGTCCTCTGATAAATCTTCCTCAATTGCTTCAGATGGCTTGTCCTGTAAAATATCATCAGCATCAATGAATGAATAAAGCTCTTCCTTTTCACCCTGACTTAATATATTGAATTCAAATCCTTCAGATTTGACTTTCTCAACAAGAAAATTATACAAGTCATGTGGGAATCCATATGTTCTGTATGCACCAAACTTCCTGACTCTTCTTGTTCTGGCAATTAAAAATCTGAAGTTTGAACCATCTACAACAACAGCATTATTCCCTAACAATTTCTTTGCTTCCTCAACCCAATCTTTTTTAGGAATAATAGAATGGTTAACAATTAAGAAAAATGGGGCACCATTTTTCAATGCTAATGACAAACCCTTGGCATAAAGATTTCTCAAATCATCATTAAAATCCTCAACCACCTCAACAGGACAATGCAATTTTGATTCATATGCCTTTTCCCTTGTCTCCTCATAAACATCATCATTGTTTCCAAATACCACCAACGGAACTGTTGGCATCTTCTCATTCTTCTTAAACACCTTGAAATTATACATTATCCAATTACCTCCATTATTTTAGTAGCAGATTTTTTGCCAATTCCTTTTATTTCTACAAGGTCTTCCATTTTCCTTGGTATAGATGCCCCATCCACATATCCTGCATCAAGCAAAGCCTTGACTATGTATGGGTGCTCAGGGAATAATTCAGCTACAGACTGTGATTCAACTGAAATAAATCCCCCCATTGTATCTGAAGTCATTGCTCCTGTTATTAATGGAACAACTTTTCCAGAATTATCTCTGGGTGTTGATTCCTTCTTATTCGTGATATGTTTAGAAACATTTCGATCATTACACAAATAATCGTCCATCATTTTCTCCTTATAAAGTTTGCTAATTTTGATTCCACATTTAATTCCCCTTCCCAAATCACCAAACAATTCCACCACACCCACACTCACAAATCATAAATTCCTCACATCCTTGATGTTTTTATATGGATGGTCTTCTAAAATTTTAGGCAGTATTCCATCAAATGGTTCTGCCCAAGACCTAACATCTTGTGTTACCATAGTTGCATCACTCAGTTCCTTCCACTCACTCACTGTATCGGTAACAAATTTTTCAATTCCTCTAAGTTTATAATACCTTATTTTAATCAACATTTTTCCTAATTTTCTACACCATCCAAAATGATAAATCCTATCACCACCAAATTCCTTTTCCTTGAAATCTGGACTAATAACTGGTATGTGAATTGCATTCTGTGTATTAACAAAATGATTAAAACTGGTTTCATGTCTAAATGATTTATCCCATCTCCAAATTCTCGGATGTTTGGTTCCCCATTTCCCTCCTGCATCAACTGCTATGTTTTTAAAACTTAACCAAAAATGAAAGAAAGGCATTTTGAGAATTGTAAGATCTGGATCATCCACAAATTCCTGAATAGCTAATTGAAATGTTTCTGGCTTCCACACCTCATCACTATCCAACTTGAGATAAAATTCACCTGTCACATTTTCTGCTATCTTATTCTGCATTTCAATTTTATCTTTCCATGCCTTTCCTTTGCCATATCGAATTTTTCCTATTGTATCCTTGAATAGTAATCTTGTAAGGGCAGATTCAACTTCATCAAATTCAGCATCATTGGTATTCTTGTATCCATCAACAAATCCATGAGCAATTACCACTTCCCATAAATATGGAAATAAGCTGTTTACAGCATACTCTAAATAATCATATCCATCCCCAACAATTACACCTGCTGTCACCTTTGGAATTTCAAATAGCTCCAACATTCTTTCAGCAGTTTTCCTCACACTTGCATAGCTCTTGTTAGCATACTGTTTAGAACGGGCAAAATCTTGGTGGGAACCATCTTTTCCCAGTGCTTCCATGATTGCTTGGAGGAATGCACCTTCATCACCAATCGGAATGTAGACAGGTAAATTACCATACAATTCCCTCAACACAGGCAAATCATATGTGATAACAGGAATACCAAAATAAAATGCTTCCATTGGTGGCATCCCTGCACCTTCAAACTTTGTAGGGAATATTAGCAAATCTGAATTCCTGATTATCCTAAATTTCTCCTCATCACTTATTTGTTCATGAATAATCCAGTTATCCTTTTTCACCTTATCAATAACAGTCCTTGTTTCTGACCAAATTTTCCCTATGATATGAATATCTACATCATCTGGAATCTTTTCAAACAATGTAATTGGCTTCTTAAAATCTGCCATCCTGGACAAAAATACAACAGACTTTCTATCATAATGCCTTATGCCAGCTTCCTTCATCACTTTGTCAGCAGTCAGCTGATTAAAATTTGGATACAGCACCTCAACTGTTTTATTTCTAAATTCAGGATCCCAATCCTGCAGCCATTTCTTGCTCTCCACAGATGGTGTAATAATTTTATCAGCTTCCAACAAACTTTTTTTATAGCTTGACCAAAAATCCTCTGTTGAATCAATCCCTTCCCTGAATTGCCTAATCCAGTTCGGAGTTTCAAACATCATCAAGTATAATTTGAGCTTCCATTTCTTTGCATAAGCATGTGCAAATTGTCCACAAATATTTGGTATTCCAAAAATCAAATCATAAGGATTTTCCCTCTGGTGCATCAGCCAATCATTGGAATAAGCCATGCTGAAATTATCATTGTAATAATCCTTGAAGTCATCATAGAAAGGAGGCTTGTGTGTGGATACAACTGTTACACGAGTATAATGGGATAAAATCAATGCCTGCAAGAACATTGAATATCTTCCACCTGTGTAGTGTGGCATGAATTCTATGAAAAATGCTACATGTGGGAATATAGTGGATTGTTTTCTTTTGGCAGGTGCTGGTGCTTGCTTATTCTTATTTAAAAAAATTGGTGACAATGCAGCAAGAATAAGTTTCTGTATATCAAATGTTGAATTTTCAAGTAAAAATTTCTTCTGTATTCTTAAATCTAAATAACCATCATTGTCCCTGACTGATATTACTTGTTCCTTTTTTTCCACTGACTTTTTTTCTTGGGTCAGAAGATTTTTGCCTGTGTCTCTGTCCATCATCTTTCACCAATTTTGAATTTCTAAAAATTAATTTTTTAAATGACTCTGGTAATCCAAATTTTCTCATTTTTTCAGACTTTCACTTATGTCTTCTAAAACACCTAACATTGCACTTGTCTTGTCTTCCTTCAAGCTAACATTCAACAATTTTATTTCCTTTAGTATATCTTTTTGAACTACCAAATTGCTATTGCCTGTTTCCTGAAGTTTAGCATACAATGTTATATCTTGTTGTGCTGCATCCACTCCAATATTTATTCTGCCTTCTAATCTTTCCATAGTGACTTTATTATCATTGACAGATTGATTAATTTCACCTACTGTTTTAGTTATACCACTAACATCCATTGCACAAACAACTGGTCTCCTGCCACCTTGACCAATAACATCTCCATTGCCACCATTCTTTTTATTCTTCAGCCAATCAAAAATAATTTTAACAAGCAATGTTGTTGTAGCTGTCATCCATACACCACCTAACACAATCAATAAGTATTGCCACCATATCATAAAAATTCCTTTTTTTAAAAATGCACCAGCAGATTGCTTTCCACTGGTGCATTTGGGTCATTGGGAAAATTTCATTAACTAATTGTTGATGGTGATTCTAAATTCCAGACCTGACATAATGCTGCTTTGTGCATAACCTGAAAATCTGCTCTCTCACTCAAGACAAATACCTTGACATCTTCCTTGATCTCCTCATCTGTCTTGATTTTCACTCTCCTTCTATCCCCAATGATGGGATTTCCAATATGTGTAATTACACCATATCCATCTGTTGTTTGAGCAGAATTTATCACTGCAACTTTGCCATACAACTTGCCGAATTCACCTGTAAATATTGTTGCTTGTGGACCATATTTATCAAGTGTAACCAACTTGGCATCATCCAGTAACTGGTTTGAACTCCATGGATTCAGAATGAGCAATAAGTTCTGCATCACTCTGCCATACTTTCCAAGATTATACATTGCTTGACGAATTATTGCTGTGGACATTGCTCCACCACCACCATCTACTCTATTGGCTGCCCTTGTATCGTCCCCAAGAACACCTGCAATATCTGCTGCCAATGTGAGCAATCCATACCATATCATTCTGTGATCCTTGGTAAACCATGTGCTGGCAGTTTCACTTGCTTCTGTAGCTGTGGTAGGACTATGTGCAGGATCACCAATTATCATAGCCTGTTCTTCTGCTTCTGCCAATGCCCCTGCAAAAATTTCCCTTGCTATTGCTTGCATATCATTCTGAGCATCCTCTATCACTTCCATGGATAAGTCAATTTCACTCAAGAATTTCTTTGCAGTAAGTCGCAAGGTTGCAGTTGTGAATGTGGTTTTGATTGCTGCTGTTCCTTCAGTTGATTCATAATACACTTTTGGTTTGCTCAAGATTTTGGGATAATCAAGAGTTTTTGTCCTCATCGGGACAACACGGAATGCTTGTCGGAGAAAGTTTTGATCCCATACATACTGAATGAACTGTCTGGCAAGAGGCAGTGGCAAAAAATCTCCACCTGTTCCTGCCGTTGTGTTCATCAGAGCCTTCCTCAAAGCATCATTTAATCCTTTGTTTTCCATTTTTGTTTTCCTTTATTTTTGAGTTGTCATCAATTAATTAAAAAACATTAACTGTTGATTTTGGCTCCGAACCAGGCACCCAAAGCTTCCTCTTTGCCCTCATTATCCAATGCTTCCAGCTCTTCATCAATATCCTTTTCTTTCTCCTCCTCCTTTTCCTTGACAAACTTGCCATCTTCACCCAGTATCATTCCTGATTTCTCTTCCTTGACTAAAACAGACACACCTTCACCAATACCATGGTCGCTCATCAGCTTCCTTACTGCTCCATTGAATTCAACCATACTATCTGTTTCCTTCTCCTCGTCTGTTTTGCTATCCTTCAATTTGTCATCAATAGCTTTCGCAACTACCTCTCCAATCACAGGTGCAAGTGATTCTGTGAATTTTGTAACAAAATCCTTTGGATCAAATTGAGCTTCATCCTTCTTCTCAGAAGGATCCAGCTCTACTTCTTTTTTCCCCAAACTCTTTGTTACCTCATCGGCAACTGCTTCCAACTTGCTTGCAATCATTTGTTGGATACTTTCTTTCAAATCCATGATTAATACCTCATTTAATTAAATTTAAGCTAATTGTTCATCAAGTGTTGCTGCTAATTCAGCCAACTGTGTAGAAAGGGATTCAACCTTATCACCAAATTCAGATGACAGGCTGTTGATTTTGGTCTTCTTCTCTGTTGGCTCTAAATTATCATTATAGACAATCTTATGCACTGCTTGTCTAAATGCCCAAAACAAATCATACAACTGACCACTGATGTTATCCTGCTGAATTATCTCATCCAATGCTTTAGATAATTTTTTGGTATCAACACCTTCATCATCAAGTGTATTTATTGTTTGAAAGGCAGTCAATAATTTTTCAAAATTTTCCTCTGTCAACTCACCACTCAAATGTTTAGTGGTAATCAACTCCATTTGTGGAACTGTAAGTCCCAACTCATTTCTTTTTTGTTCAATTGCTTTCTTCACAGCCTCTGTGTCCTTGCCATTTGTTATTGCCCAGCTTAATACAAAATCCTTTTCAAGTGTTGGTTTTTCACTTGCTTCCTCTTCCACTTCTTCCTCTATTTCATCTACTTCCACATCCTCATCAATAAACTCATTCATACTTTTTATAATAGGTGTAACCCAAGTTCCATATGCAGATGGCATTGCTGTAACTGAAACCTCATAAACATCACCATCCACCAATTCCCTTACATCTCTTTGTGCCTTCTCATCAAATACCTTGTGTGCTTTGGTAACTTTCCCACCTACTGAATATCCAAGCTTAATGCCATGGTCTAATTTGTTCAAAATATTCGTTACCACTTCATTGCCTGTAGGATTATTTTCAGGTTCAAACTCTGGTTCCAGTGCAGTCAATATTTCAAAATTATCCTCATCTCCTCCTGTATCATCAATGTATCCAATTGTTTTCTCAATCTTATGTTCATGCTCAGAGAAAACAGTAAGTCCCAAAGCTGTTTGTTGCATTTTTTTGATGAACTGTTTTGAAATTCTTTCATCTTCCCTGTCCACTGTTGTATTGCTTGCAATTCCATGTAAAAATTTCTTTACCTTCCCATCCACTTCTTTCTCAAGAATTTTTGCCATACCATTTTCTTGGTCAAATGGAATAAATACCTTGAATAATCCTTTATCTTTTGTTTTATTCAAAAACTCTTTCATGATAAAATTCTCCATTGATTTTTTTACATTCCAGGTTTCTTTATCAGAATTCCACTCAAATTTTTCTTTGACTGAATTCCAAGCTTTTTCAGAAGCTTGTTTATTTGTTAATCCATTTGTTCTATTTTGGTTATATAATGCCATCCAGACATTTTGTGTGGTTTCTGGGAGTGTTTGAACTTTAACAGGCAATTTCTTTATATTGGTGTATTTCTTTTTCACCCATTTGTCCCCTTGCTTCTTGTATTTATCCTTTACTTTTGACCAAGCAGCTTTCCTTGCATTATCCTCACTTCCACCTCCACTCAAAACAGAATTAAATACAGCCACCCAAATCTTTTTTGCACCAGCTGGAAGTCCTTTTATGGAATCTGGTATATTGTTTGGCAAAGAATATGGCAAAAATTCCACTCCATTTTTTATATAATTCTGGGTGGAATTTAAGTTTGTAATATTTTAAAAACTAAACTATTTTATTGAAACCATCTAAATAAGATAGGAAATACAGGTGGGCTATTTTTTAAGCAGGTTGGTTTTCTTTATCAAAAGCAAGCTGTTTTCTGTATTCAATTCTCCAGTCATCATCAACCACTGATGTATCCAGTATGATATCTGGCTTTACATTAAATTTCTTTTCCAACTCTTCTACTGTATCATCGTATTTTTTTTGCCATTCTGTCTTTTTATTCTCTGGCATCACAATCTCCTTTATATTCAAACATACAATATCATTCCATAATTATAGCAATCCTTGCTGTATCTATGCCTTTAGACATATACATCATTTCAAACTCTGTAACAAATTCAATGCCGGGCACAAATGGTGATATGAAGTGATTGAGAATATCAGATACATTCACCTCAATCTCAAGAACAGCACTTCCCTCACCTCTTGAAAATTCTCGTGCAACATCCTTTGATACAGTCCATGAAGTAAGTGAATTTTGACCAACATTCAGTGTATCATGGGTTGACAGACTTCCTTTTTTAATACCTAATTTTTCAAAATAATCAGCTTTAACACCTCTATATAATTTAATAGTTTTCCCATATACTTCTGTTAAAAATTTTTCACTAAACATTTGAGTAATCTTAAATGCATCCTGAAAATGATTCGGATCCATTCTCATTCCTTTAAATGACCTTTCAACATTATCCTTAAACCATTTAATCAATGATTTGTCATGGTCTATAAACTCATAGTCATGATACAACACACTTGATTTTTTGTGAACAGATGCAGCATTCTTCAACAAACCTGCCCCACCACTATTTGCTGATCCATACCAATTTAACATTGTTACTCTAAACTGGCTGTGAAGAACAGCTCCCATTGTTTGGTGATACATTGCAATCATATCATTTTGGAATGCTGCTGACAAATTCATCCTGATATATAAATCTCCCAATTCTCCCTTACTAATTAACGGCTTTTTAAAATTTTTATTAAACTCTTTAATTTTCTTTAATTCACCAGCATGCTTATCCTTAAAAGTTGCCCATCTGGCATCTACAGCTTTTTGAAATGGATCAGCCTTCTTAACATTCTTGTATAACTTTTCTACATTCTGTGCTGCCTGTGTTTTTGCTGCATTAACATCACCCTTTAAAACTGGAATCCAAGTGCACCTACACATAGCATGAAGTGGAATCAAACCTGCTGCATTTGGAATTGTAAAAATTTGTCCATCCATCAAATTACAGTTTGGACACAACCTTTCATCAGGTGTAACCATAAACTGGACTTTTTCAACAACTCCAATCTGTTTATAAGATTCCAATCTTCCTGATGCAAATGCTCTTGACACCTCTGTTCTTGCTACTGTTGTTGCCCATTTATCAGGTGAAATATTATATCTGTATCCTTGTCTAAGAACATTTCCCTGTGTATCTATTTTAGTGGAAACATTTACCTCAATCGGCTTGTTCCAGACTTCCAATATTCTTCCCCTGATTTCAGGAATGCTTTCGAAATTTCTTATCCCATCAAGTATTTCAAATTTAATCTTATTAGAGATTTCTGTTGTTACAGCTGAAGCAAGTTGTATCTGATAATTTCTCAAATAATTTTCAACATTAGGATCCAGTAAAGCAAAATCAATTCCAATGTCAAAGGTCTTGAATACACTTTGACCTCCTGCATCAACTCCCCTAAAAACAGAGTCTGTCAGAGCTGTTCCAAATGGATCTGGATTTACCTCAGCAATTACATTGATTAATGACTGTGGAATATCTCCTGGAGATTTTTCAAACCATTCTTTAATCTTAACTGGAAAAGTGTGAACTTTGAATCTGTAGTCCCCGACTTGTTTGTATTTGAACTTTGGTGCAAAATCTATTCTGGTGAGTTCTTGTGATGAGGATAAAAATTTATTGCTTAATTCATACAGTGGAACAAACTCTTCATTGAAAAGCTTGAGTGTGTTGCTCTTGGCATCCTTAAATTCTTTTTGCAGTCTTGCTTCAAGTCTTTCCTCTTCCAGAAGTTGCCACTGAAATAAAAGTTCTGTATCTGTTTGTTGCTTCTCAATAACATCAGTCTGCATCTACTACATTTCCTTTTGGAAATAAATAAACTTTAGACAACATCTTGTCCTTTGCCTTGACAATTTCATCTAATATCTCAAGTCTTTTTCCAGGATCCATTGTTTCCCATCCAACTGGAAATCCATTTCCTTCCTCTAAATATTTTAACAGCTGTGTCTTTGTTGATATTACTGTTGGAACAATAGGTGGATTATCAGTTTGTGTTGCCAATGAATATGGAGCTGTAACTGGAACAGCTGATTCCCCTGTTTTTGGATTTATTCCAAATGGAACTAAATTATTCTGTAAATAAGGAACATTTCCCCATGGCACAGGATTCAGCCCCAGTCCCCTTACTCTTATTTCATTGATTGTAAGGACTCCATTCCTTGTATAAATTTCATGCCATTCTGCCTGTTCCCTCTTATCATCCAATTCCAAATCAAAATCTAAATATATATCATTGAACCCAAATCCAGATTTAGCAAATACAATTTGGTTATTAAATTTTTCTGAAAACAATTTCAGGTGTGGTCTAACAGCATCCCTTTTAAACAGCTTTGTCTGTTCATTGCTATTCAGCTTTCCCATTCCAACATCCACAACACCTAACACAATTGGCTGCATATCGTAAATTGCCATTATCTTTGTTAACAGCCATCTACTGTATTCCTGAAACTGCATTTCATCATTTGTAAGTCCTACCTTTTCAAACTTTATGTTTCCTTCTTCAGTTGCAATCAGCAACGGCTTATGAGGTTGTCCCTGCAATTCCCTTCTCCACCATGACCTGAATCTTTCAATTGCTGCATCTGCCTGTCCTGTTCCAGCTCCCTCAACTAACACTGCAAATCTTGGTGTAGCATTATTATAGAAAAAATCTAAATTGTGCTGGCTGGCATATAACTCAGCTGTAACTGTTTGATTCAATGACTCAAGTTTAGACAATCCATAAACACTATTGGATCTGGGATTCTGCATGAAATACATTATCCTTTCCATTCCCCAGCTTGCAATTTCCTTCATTTCAAAATCAATCTGAACATAAGATTTCTGTTTATCAAACATCCCTTTTTCATTGACATTCAGCTTAATTGAATTTCCTGGAACAGCATAAATTTGAATCCTTTTTTTGGCAGTTGCTAAATTTGTTTCTCTTACAATCTCTATGGCTGCAGCATCATACTTTAGCATGTCCCTTGTTACTTTCTTTCGCAATGAGGAATCAAAGCTCTCATTGTTATCATTTGGTTTTGTGATGAGTTCCCCAAGTGCAAACATATTCCTTTTGGTTTGATCTGTTGGCTGTCCTGCTTTTCCATATGATAATGGCTTAATCAATGGATTGATATCTGACACCCTATCCACTATCTTATCAACACATGCCCTTATCCATACATTTGCAAGATACATATTATCCATTTGAGCAAATGTAAGTGTTGAAATCTTTTCAGGATATTCAATATCACCATCAGTCTTGCCACCACCAAACTGCACTTCCCTTGAGTCAATGGAACTCAATTTTTCTGCTTTTACAAAAAAGTTCTTTTTAAAACCTAACATATTTCACCTCAATGAATTTTCTCATTAATCCAAACCAATACAACCAAAAAGACCAATGACACTCCTGCTCTGTAAATATCACCACCATTCAATAGAAAATCAATCCCATAATATATAACATAAACAATACAAGCCATTGTGAAAAGGTTAAATACATAATCTAAAATCACATTAATACCATACATTAACACAGAAATCGATGATGGAATAAATGTTTTCAAATCATGCAATAATTTTAATCTTTTTGCCCTTCTGGTTTCCTTTCTATTTCTTCTATCAAACTGCTTTCCAATCACCTCCTCCTTTTTAAATCTTTCATCACCATCAATCTTCTTTTGTTCCTTTTCCTCATTTTCATCTGGAGCAGGTGCTACTGATAATTTTAGAATTTCTGATTGACTACCTCCTTGTCCTTTGGGAGGTGATGGTCTTTTTGTTTTTGGTCTATCATTTATTCCTCCCTTTTCCTCTTTAGCTCGTTTGAACATATCCTCTCCTATCCAAAAAATACTGTTGGTGAAATGCTTATTCTATCATACGAATTCTTTGTTACACCTGCTATTGCATCCATTACATCTTTGCTTCCCTTATCAATCCCCTCCATCACTTCCCTGTCCCAGCTTTTCTCAGGATGGTCAATCTTGCCATTGTCAGCTGTTATCAATTCCCTTGCCTCTCGTCTTGCAATTGGGTGTGGATAACATTTCATCAATTGCTGATACATCAACTCTTTCCATAAATCATATGCCTCATTATTTCTGTCAACAGACAAAACATCAGCAACAATTTTATGATACTTCAGAACCTGAATAGACTCAACACTTTGCCATCCATCAAAAGTTACAAACCTGATGTTAAATTTCAGAACATCTCTTAAAAACAAAATAAATTTCCTAACATCAGCAAATTCAATTTCAGCTCTTTTCTTTGCAATAAGCTGTAGTGCTAAATCTATGACCACACCTTTCCTGCCTTTCAATTTTTCTGAAAATGTATCTGGCAAAATTATTCCTTCATGAATCAGCTCCCTTTTCAAATCAGCATCTATCTTTGCCGTCATAAGTTCACAATGAGCAAGTGCAAGTCCAGCAGCATCCCCCTTCTCCTCAACTTTTCCTTTTGCCATATCAACATGAACTGCATAAATTCTGCCTGTTACTCCCCTGAATTTAGGATTAAACTTCAAGGCATGTAAATAAGATCCATCCACTGATACTAAATCTCCCTGAACTGGATTCACATACATTCCATCAAACATATATTCAAGCATGTATTTCTTTGTAACATATCCACCTTCCTCAATCCCACCTTCACATTCATATGTCATTTTTGCCTTCTCTGGATTCTGTAAATACTTCCTTGCAAAATCAGACTTTTCTCTGTTTACCATAACTTCCCAAGTTGATGCCTTGCTGGTATAAATTTCAGGATTGTTTTTTTCTTTGTTATAAAGTGTATCCATCGGATCATTGTGATTGTATTTATAGCTAATTACACACACCTTTCCATATTTTGTAAATCTACTTTCCACTGTATCTCTGGCTGCATCCAACAAATCAAATGCCTTCTCTGCAGGAAATGACCCAAATTCATCAATAGTAACAAAAAACAAAGTTAGCCCTTCTCCAGTATTTGTTTCTCCATTGAGGGAATGAGCTGTTATGTTCATTGGAAAACGAACTTCAGCACTTTGGACATCATATCCATCCCTCAAATCAACTCCCTTTTCGGCAAACCAATTTTTCCCTGTTGCAGGACTTCTGACTGCCTTCAACATTTGTTTGAATTTCTTGAAATAAACATTCACTGCCTGACGAGCATTGATACTCATATTTCCAATATCAATTGCATCGCCATGTCCAATTGAACATCCATACACTTCCCTCAAAGTCTTCTGTGGATCCTTCATACACATAAGCTTATAAACAACATACAGCTGAATTTTCGATATGGTTCTATCCTTGCCACTATTATGATTTAATATCCCATGAGCAAAATAACAATGAGTATCAGGAACTTCCAAATCATAAAAATCTTGTTCCCCTACACTCTCAATAGATTCAATTTCATCGTATTTTATCACACACCAACTCCAATTCTATTCAAATCATCCTTGTATAAAATTATCAATTTCTTATTATATTCCTTTTCAAACAAATCCATTTTCTGTTTACCATCAAATGAACTGAATCCTTTCAATTCTATCCATAAATCATATTTTGATAAATAAAAATCTGGTATGTATGAAATGCCTGAACTTAACTTAAATGATTCAGGTTCATATTCCCATTTAATACCCAAACCATCTAAATACACAGCAAACTTAACTTCCCAACTTGATCTAAATGTATATCCATTATACTGTAAATTATATCTTCTATAAACTTTAAATTCACCTCTTTTTGTTTTACAACAAATACACAGACAATCATCTTTGTGATGTTTCATTCCCTTGTTAGCAATACTCATTTTTCTTCTTGTTTCACAAGACAATTTTTTTCCTAATAATTTTTGCCTAATTTTATCTTTAGATTCTTCACTTAAATCTGCACCAGTAAAATTAGGAATGTGCCCATTTTTAAATCTACTTGAGCATTCAACATTTTTCATATTTAAAATATGTTCAGGTGTCTTTTTAATACCTTTCAAAGTATTGCTAATTTTATTTCTTCTTTGTAATTCTTGTTCACTTGTTAATCTATCTTGTATCAATTCAGATGTTATTAATTTTGAACCAATTTTTAAATCCTTCAATTTCTTCCATCCATCTGATGTATAAAATTTATGTTCTTTGCTAACAATAATTTCCTTACCACTTTTCAATCTCACTTTGAACAACTCAGTTACACCTTTTTTAAATGGAATGCCCGTTTTCTTAATAATATATTGGTGTCTATCCTTTCTAATATTAACATTAAAATAAGTTTTCAAAGATTTTATATAAATAGATTTTTTACTTTCAGCAAGTTCTTTAATTGTATATTCTTTTCCTGTTTTTTCATCTTTCAGAATAGTATCACCAGATACACATCCTTTTCCCCAATATGCAATTCCACCATAATATTTATCATCCCAAACCATTGGGTTAGAACCCATTGTTTCTTCAGCAAATCCTGCCTGTATTGGAAATAATCCTTCCCCAACAAATTCTTCACAGAATGTTTCTACATCCACTGGCTGTTCTTCCCAGATCTCATCGCTCCAAATATCTGTGGATTCAATAACAGCTGGATTTGCTATGGCACCTGTTAAGTGGTCAAGGAAATATTCCCCAACAGGTGTTGGTTTTTTTAATGTCCTTCCCATATCATCTTCAATTCTAATGCTTTGTGTTCATAAGTATGTTTTTCTGATATCAATTTTCTGCCATTTTCTCCAATTGATTTGCAAAGGTCTGGTGACTTCATATACATCTCAATCTGAAGCAGCAAGTGTTGGAAATCTTTAAATACAATAACATTATAACCATCCTTTAATCCCAAAGATTCATAGCCTTCAAAATAATACATCAATACAGGCACAGAACAAGAAAGTGCATTCATTATTCTATTGCTTATTCCAGCATATGTATTGTTATTATCAATGCTTAAAATAAATTTTGACTTGGAATAAAATTCTGATAATTCTTCACCATAACAAAATCCTTTATAATGCAGCCCATCTACATCTTTCCAAGCACCACCGCCTGCAACAGCAACTCTATATTTTTCAGACAATCCAGTTAACAAATCATATCTTAATGCTGAATTTGTGCACTTATCAGTTCTTGTTCCAGCAAATGCAATATCATATTCTATTTCCTTATCCATTTTCTTAAATACATCTAAATCTGTTCCTGGATAATATTTTATTATTAATTTAACACCTCTGTTGTAGCAATAATTCCAGGACTGTTTATGGAAATGTGGAACAAGCAAAACATCTGCTTGCTTGCCTAATAATAATGCATAATCTTTGACATCTTCTGGTGAATCTCCATAATAATAAGCTACAAATATATTTGGAAATCTTTTCTTTATTTTTTGTATTTCCCATCCAGGGATTAATTCAGCTTTGTTTATGAATATTATATCTGGTTTGAAATCACCTATGTGTGTCCATAATTTATTAAATTTATGTTTTTTTCTGTAGTCATAAAAATAAACAGAATCAAATACCTTTTTAAATCCCTTTGTTCTGTATCCATCTGATGTTGAATTCACACCAACCAATGTTCCTATGTGAAACAATTTTGCCATTCTTTAATCACAATCTGTTGGTGTATATATTCTACCATAAACTGCATTTGGATCAATCTGCCATCCTAAATCAGGTGCCAACACTGCTCCATCCCTGTCTATGTCCCCTGCACCCTCATAGGGAACACCAAAAGTTCCTATATTCTGAACAACCACACCTAAATCTGGAGCTCCAACAATTCCATCATCATCCCAGTCACCATGAAGAAACATCCATTTTATACAATAGACATACTGACTATCTGGTGTGACAAATATAGTTTCAAATTGATATTCTAAACCAAAGGCAAATTTGCTTCCATCTGGATAATTATAATGTTGAACTCCGTAATGGAAAACACTGGTATCATCAATAAGTGGACTCATAAAATCTGGATTGGGAATATTTAACAATGTATCATTATCAACAATTTCAATAATTCTTTCCACTCCTCTCCAACCCACCACATCCATTTCAATATACACATACTTCAGTGTATCTGGTAACTGACAAAAGCCTACAGCTACAAATAACAGTAGCCATAGGCATACAACCATTTTCCTCATAACATCACCTGCTAAATTTAAAATTTATGCTTGCCACTGGTGCTTCAGGAATTGGTTCAACTGTGATCTGTGGTGATATTTCATTCCATGATGTTCCAGCCACAACTCCATTAATTGTTCTGACTTCCCTTCCTGCTGGATCAATATTAAATGTAGCACTTACTGGTGTAATTACCTGCTTTGCTGTAAATGCTATATTAACAACCTCAGCTGCAACTCCAGCTCCTAAGCTGGGTGGATTAACATTATCTGCCACAGCTACAACTATCTTGCCTGGAATTTCAACTCCACCACCATCTTTAGCAATGCTGGCAGCAACACTTGGAGTGCCCTGAAATAAATTACCATTTTCAGCATCCACCTGTGTATTTGGCAATATAGGATCTGCATCTGGATCAAAAAGATTGGGATCATAATTAATAATACACCCAGCATTAATAACACCTTGAACTCCTGTGATTCCACCATTCAAATTAATAGTCACAAATATTTTCTCACCTGAAAACATAGCTTTACTCCTTCTTTTTGTAATTATTTAATATGTATAAAACAATCCTGTTAATCATGTCATCATAATCCATTGACTCTTTTGTTTTGATAATTATTTCTTCTTTGATTTTATCACTATCCATTCCCTACTCCTCCAACAGATTTTTTAAATTTTGCCCTGTGTGCTATATATCCACTATTAATTTGATACTCTTCTTCACCAAGTCGGTGATTTTTCCTATCCATTATTTCTGCATAATCTGGTATTGTAAAATATCCTGCCTTCCTCTTATGCTCAAGTGATTTCAACTTTACTGCTTCACCACAAAACAATGAATCATAGAATCCCATCTTTGTATGGCTGGAAGGTAGCTTAAAATGTCCCACTGTTTCCCACAATTCCTTTTTCATCCATGTTGCTGAAAGTCCTGTAATATAGCTATAAATTATCTCATTATCAATCTTAACAAATTTTTTCGTATCAAACTTTCTTGAGTAGTTGTAAAAACTAACATATCCTGCATCCTGCCTTTTCAATATCAAATCCATACAGGCAATATCCCACCATCTATGAATATAAATATCGTCCTGAATCATCACACACCATTCATCCTTGGCATGTCCTACCAACCAATTATAATTATCAACAGACCCAGAATTAACAGGAAAATTTACATGAACTAATAATTCCCTGTCCTGCATCTCATCCAACCATTCCTCTGTTCCATCATCAGAATTATCATTTCCAACAACAATAGAGTATGGCACTGTTGTTGATGCAATTATGCTCCAAATACATTTTTGAAGCAGTGGAAGTCTGTTATAAGTCGCAACCAGAATTGATACTGGTCTATCTGCAAAATGAAATGTTTTTCTAAAATCATCCCATACATTGCCTCTAACTATCTTGTTTGACCAATCTCTCATTCTTTTCTCCACCTGACCATTTCCTTTATTGCCTCAGCTAATTGGTGAATTGTCCTTCCATTTTCCTTTACAACCTTTAATAATACAACACACAAAGCAATACCCATAATCACTATGCCATCTTAATCTCTCCAGCTTCTCATAAACCATTTTTGTTTCACTTTTGGCAATCTGTGGTGATACCACCAATTAAAATACTGATACACCACTATCCATACAACCACCCATGCTATAATAGTCCAATACCATTCACACCCAAGAACAAATCTATTTATTATAGCTATAATATACCATAATGGCAATGATATGGTGAGTCCATCCATTAAGTGCCAGCCATCCCAAGTCTTTGGTGCATTTTCATATTTGCCCAAAAGGAACTTTTTTAACCAAGTTATCCAATAATCCATTTTAGTATGGGTGAAATTCCCAAATTGGATATGATCCCTTACTGCTTTGAAAAACATAATGAAAGCATACATTACCACAAATGCTACAATCCATCCATATGGTTCACCCAATTGCCAAATTGTTATAAATATTAAAGAAATACCAATTGCTATAAAATGAAATTTGATGAGCCTAATATCAATTGATTTAATGTCCACTGGTCTTGTTCCTTCCTCTTTAATTCTACAAATGGATTCATAAATTTTATTTTCTCATTATCAATAAATACAACACTATCCTTCTCAGCATATGGTGAAAGAATTACATAATATGGTGTATTTTCATTTCCACCCATACAAGTCATTACCAAATCTGAATTTAAGAGCATAGTATGTTTTTCTGGATCAAAATCTGGTTTCAATTTCTTAGCAAACTTATAAAATGGTTCAATCTGATTCACCATTTCAATTGCTTCCTTTAACTTATCTATGCTAAAGTCAAATGACTTGTTATCACTGCTTGTTGTGCACACTTTTATCCTCTTTTTTTATTTGAATTTGTGAACATCTACCATCCTTATTAATTAACAATGTTTTCAAATTACAACAATATAATAAATTATGAACACATTCAACTTGTTGACATTGCAATTTAACTATTATTGTATTCATAACATACCTGAAACAAATTTAACAATATTATAAAAATTATAAACAATTCCATGTGCATTTCATTTAATCACAGCCATTGTTACAGCTCCCAGTCCAAATCCTAATATTCCACCATATATGAATCCTTTTCTTTTGCTCTTGCCTATCTGCATTTCAAGACCTTTCATTCTTGACATATATTTATCTTCATAAATTATATCATGCTTGATAATAACTTGATTTTTAAACTCATCCACCTTTAATGGACTTCTTGCCCATACTTCTGATGAAAAATATTTATGGTCAAATAGTTTAGTGGATATTCTACTTGTAAATATTCCTGCCCTTGCATCCCTTAACTGTTGTTGAAGATCTGCTAAATGACCTTTTAGTTTATTTATATCCTCATCATGTTTATTGTAATTGGTGTCTATGAATACTGCATAAGGTGTAAATACAGTATCTGCATATACAGTATCTGGTGGTGAAGGAACAAATGTAAATACTTCCCTTTCAATAACCACTGGTTCCACCTCAATTATTTGTGGATCAAGGTGATACTTGAAAGCATAGAATACAGCAATACACCCAATAACTATCAGAGCAACTTTCCAATCTACCAATTTAGATAGAAAACCAAGGCTCATCATTTCTTCTCCTTTTCCTTTTCAATCATTTCCTTCAACATTTCATCCTGTTTGCCTTTATTGAATAAAGAATCAGCTGTGTAACCAGTTAAAAATGCTGTATGGAAATTGGCATTTTCAAAATAAAATAACATTCCAACACCAATCACTGTTCCAATTAACATTAATGCTGTATCCTTGAAATGTCCAGAAAAATACTCTTTGATATCATCCAGTGATTGTCCTGTTACCTTTTTCTTTAAGAAATGAGACAACACTCCCAAAATTGCCATTACACCAACCACCAAAACATTTAACATTTGTTCCATGCTTATCTGTTCCATAATATTATCTCCTATTTAAAAATGGTTTTGATACTGATGGCAGCAGTGGTTGTAAAGATTTGTTAAATGTTAGAATACTTAACCACAATTTGCCAAATAACAAGATTTTCATTTTCTCAATAAAATTCAGCTTCCAACATGATATTACTTCACCATCTTCTAATTTAAGCACTGGCAAAGGCAAATATTCAGGCTGATCTTCTGCATACACCACATTGTGTTCTTTAAATTTAATTGGTTCCATGATTACTCCTTTGTTATTCTTAAATCACCTAATCTTTCAAATTTAAAATTGGAAAAGTTCCATCTGGGATCTGTTAATGATACAGATGCATTATATAACACTGTATCAATTCCCCTATAAATTTGCAACACTATATACTGCTTATTACCTACAATGTTAAAATTAATTTCACCTTTTATAACTGCACTGTCACCATGAATTGCTGTTAATGGTAAAAATGAAACACCATCCCATATGTCTAATACTGGTGGATTCTGAACATTTGATACCTGATACTTGAAATAATAATTTTTATTTGTATCCACTTGGGAATCAAGAAAGGTGAAATTCATTATCCTATAATCACCATTAATTGGAAATTTCATTTTTACAACACTATTGATTGTAACTGAATCATCCCACAGTGTATCTGTAAACACCCAAAAACTATCCAGCCCATTTATCACTAATATATCTACATTGTTAAAACTTTCATCAAGTGGTGAATAATTAATGTGCATGGTATCAGCTACAGGATCAGGATGTATAGGATCATAGCCTACCCATGATTGTGCTTTTACATAACTATCACACAATACAGCCATAAGTATAATAACAATAACTGTAATCAAAAGTTTGTGTCCATCTTTCATCAATATTTCCTTTGCTTTATTCTGTAACCTGAAACTTCAATATCAATAACTGTCACTGAATCCTGTAATTCTACAACATAGCTCAACTGATTAAACTTTTTATCTATATTTCCAGACTTATCCATCTGTAAAACTGCAAATTGAGCATAAGGTAAATTTACAGTTGTTGTATCAAGATAATACATGTGGTTGGTGTGTTGAATTGTTCTGTATGGAACATAATCAAGTGGCTTGCTATCCCAGTCCCAAAACTCATTGGTATCTGGCAACTCAACTTTGAACAATTGATAGCTTTTTATATCTGGAATTGGTGTTCCATCAAATTTAAGAATAACTGTGTGTGGCTGTGCTATTAGAAACATTGGCAGGATTATTACAAATAGGACTAAAAAAAGTTTCCAATCCATAAGATTTTTCTCCTTTATGTGGAATATAAAAAATTTTCTTCATATTACAAATAGAAATTCATGGAGCACTATCCTAACAAGACAGCTTTATTGTCTTTCAAATTTAAAATCCATTGAAACCTCTGGCTTCTCAATTACAATAATCTCCCCTTTATAAGATGTCAATGCATCTGTTTGAATATGCTCATACTCAACTGTTCTTTTCCTTTTTTCTACCAAAACAATTTCTTCATCATCCATGCTGTAAAGAATACCCTTGTATCTTTTCCCATGAGCATAGATTATAACTCTTTCACCTAACTTATCTACAAGTGGCATAATTTCTCAATCTTCTTTAAACACATCTACAAATTTCCTCCATGTTGTTAACCTTATTTTCCTTGTTTTTATAAATGCATTTGTTTTCATAGCATCCTTGATTGTTAATGTTTTGCTGCCTCCACCAGATGCTCCCAAACTGAGCTCATCACTTACACATATTTCTACATGATATGCCTTACCCTCATTAGTGGTGTAAAACACCAAGCATCCCTTAAATGGTTCCACCACTTCCTTGTGGGCAAACATAGTCATAAGATTATGAGCAGTGTAATCAGCTTTCCTATCTACCATACCAACTGATTTCAAACATTCAATTACAAATCCTGAACAATCAAATCCAGTGGGATCATCCCCTCCCCATTTATACCATTGCCCAACAAACAAGTGAGCATATGTAAGAAAATATGATCTTTTATCTTGTAATGTCATTTTTCACCTTCACTTTCCTTTTTTCCCTAATAAACATTATAAATCCTGTTAGTGATGTTAATACACTTGCCAACTCCACAACCCAATCCACTATCATGTCACCAATCCTGTCTATATTATCAATAGTATCCATCACAGGTGGATCATAATCTTTTGTAACAGCCCCTTCTGATTCTGATTCCAATTCACCATAAGCTGGCTCCATTGTCTCATTGCTATATTTTTCCATTATAGAGGTGGATGGATCATCAGCAACAAATTTATTAATCAACAACAAGACTATTGGGATCATAAACATCAACAAATATATGTATTTCTTCATGGCTTATATCCTTGTAAATTCTTTAACGTTCCACACATGCATAGAATGGTCGTGATTCCCACCTCCTCTTTTATGTGCACCAAAATTGTGATTGTTCTTCGGCAATATGCCTATTCTCTTTGGATACAAATGCTTACAATAAAAATGGTGGCTTTTTATACCACCATTTGCCTTAGACACCTTTACAAGCCTGTCCTTGGGCACATTTTTGCAATCACCACAAATATCAAACTCTATTTCCATTACAGCCTCCATATTAAGATAATATACAAAATCAATTTATCATATTTATTATTTTTCCCTCCCTGCTGATGGTCTTGAAAGTCTAAACTCTACTTTCATCCCCTGTTCAGAAATTGGATTTGCCCAAACACTGTAATACTTATTTCCACCACTTACAATCACAGCTTTTCTTTCAGAATCTGTATTCAATCTTTTTGCCTGTCTTACACACCACTCTGTCCATAGCACCATTTTGGTTGGCAAAATGTAACCAATACTTTCCCCTTCCCTGACAATTACCTTTTCATTCCTGTATCCTGGAACTGTGAGCTGAACCAATCCCATTTCAATTGCTTTGTCTGTTGAAACAACATCAATACCACTCCATTGCATCATTCCACCTCACTTATTCTGGTGCAAACAACATTCTTCAATCCCACACCTGCACCTTCAGATATTTCCTTGCTTTTCTCATTAATTTGAGAAAATAAACTATCAATGCTTCCACCACTAATAAAAATTATTACCACTGTTTTCGGTGATTGTGCTCCCAATTCTGAAAATATCGAAAGCTGAACTGACCATTTTGTTCTCATTTAATCATCTCCTAATTTATATTTAATTCCTGGTTTAATTATCATCACTGCACCAGTATCAATTTTAAATACATTATCCTTTATTATAATTTGTTGTTCATGAAATCTCCACTTCTCAAACTCCAACAGTCTTCTTTCCAAACTGTCTCCCCACATGTCTGTTCTGCCCCATCTATATCCCAGCTCAAATGTTCTCATGTGAAGAACTGAATCAGCCTTTTCATTTTCTATTATCAATAATTTTTCCCTTTGAACATTATCATAATCAGATTCAATAAGCATAAAAAGGAAACTGCCAACAATTAAAATTACAATTAATAATAACCATGGAAATTTTTTCATTGCATCACACCCATCAATTATGGTTTAATTAATACTCCATCTTTAATAACTGTATCAGGTTCAAATGTTCCATATTCACCTACAACTGAATCTGCCTTAACACTTTTAATGCCAACACCAACATCACTTTCTGTTCCCCAAACCATACAATTCGACACCCTAATATTCCTTGCACCACCTCTCAAATCAATTGCTGGACTGCCACCAACATTCCTAAATGTGCAACCATTGATAATAATATCACCAGCAATATCTCCAATTACCAAGCCACCATTCTCATATATATTGTCAATATACTGATAAACTGTATCAGCACCTAAATCTCTGCCTTTATCATATCCTTCCATATATCCAGAATCATATCCCACATCATATCCAATCTGGTGACTCTCTTTAGCATTGGACTCTATTATACTGTTTGCCATAACATAACATATAATTAAAACACCTACCAATATCATCAAACCTACAGATACACCTTTATTAAATTCACTCATCATTCTTCTCCAAATAAATATAACCATTCTTCACTTACACTTTTTATGAAATCTCTGATTCCCTCATAATCCTTTTCTTCAAAACTCATGCCCCTGTCAGCCTGTTTCAATATTCCTTTTATGTGATTATCTTCCTTAACTTCTTTTGCTATGTGAAGAATTGGTGCTGAGTTAGATTCAAAGTATGTCCAGATTTTTCCTGTTGCTGATGCATTGGCATAGCTATGACTACCTGTAGCAAGCAAAAACATATTGCTATTGCTCATAAATTTTACAACCCTATGATATGGCATATATGCAACATGATACATCATAATTTCAAAGTAATTATCCTGTATCCATTGTAAAAATTCAGGCTTTGCAATACCTATAAATCTAAGTTCAGCAACATCCTGTAATTCCAATTCCATTATAGCCTTGCACACTGGTTCATAAAATGTATGCTGTGGTCTCACTGTTCCACCATAGCTAATAATGAATCTTCTAAAAGGATAATTCACTGCAACACCCCATCATCACTAACAACTGAATCTTTCTTAACAGCAATGGCAGTATCTACTCCCCAAACTACACAATTAGACACCCTCATATTTCTTGAACCACCCACATAAATTGCTTCACTACCACCAACATTTCTGAATGTGCATCCATTAATAATAATATCACCAGCAATATCACCAATTACCAAACCACCATTCTCATACACATTATCAATATATTGATAAACTGTATCAGCACCTAAATCTCTACCATCAGCATATCCTTTGGTATACCCTTCACTGTTACCAACACCTTGTCCAATAATGAAATTTTGTTTAGCTGTTTCTTTTATTATAATGCTCCCAATAACATAATGTATAATTGAAACACCTACCAATATCATCAAGCCTGTGAATACACCTTTACTAAATTCACTCCATTGTTTAAATTTCATAATTTATCTCCACTTTTATATCCTTTTACACACCTTTTAATATCATCAATATCTTTTCTCATATCCTTCCATTCCTCAGATCTGCTCACTATGTAACTCCATTCACTGCCTACACCTTTGGAGAAATCAATTTGATTCAACACCAAAAACAGGATAACTAACAGAAGCATCCATAACTTTGGTTCTACAGTAACCCACCATATATGAGCTACCATTAACTGCATAATAAACTGAGCATTTATTTTAGTTCTATTGATCCAGACTTTTATTTTTCCATATCCCATTATTTCACCCAGCTCTCATGTTGTTTTTCTCCTACAATATACTGCATACCAACTTGGTATCACCCATCTTATTAATGGTCTGATACCAACCCTTTTCCACATTCTATTTGTCCAAAATTCCCTATGTGTGATTTTATATCCACAATGATCCAACAACCAATCAAACTGACATGGGAAAAATTCATGGAAATGTCTATCCCATTTATCATTCTTATTCCAATACGGCTGAATAATGCTGAAATAAGGTAGTGGAACAGATGCCACCAATACATTACAACTCAAATTCTTTAATACCTGTGCAGGCTCAACAAGATGTTCCAACACCTCAAAGGCAGTTACAATATCATATCTACCATTTCTTAATGTGTGTAGCATTGATTTATTTTCCAGATCACCACGAACATAAATCACATCATACAGATTTTCCATCAGTTTTGACAGCTCACTTGGTTGTCCTAAATCTAATATGGTTGTTCCTGGAATAACAAATCTATCTAACATCTTCATTGTTTTCTTATGTCTATGTGTCATCACTACATCCACCAACTCTTTTTACATCTGCTACACTCAGCAAAAACAGGTGTGTTATTGTCCAAATAATAAATTGTTGTAACCTTCCTATGGACAAACCAATGTTTAATCTTATTTAATAAATAATTATGATATCTCATTCTTCAAGCTCCCCTCTGTATATCTTTTTTTCTTCAATCCAATCTTCAATCTGATTTTCCAACTTCAATGCCATGGCTCTGTAATACTGCTCATATACCATCAAATTTCTTATATTAGTCAATGAGTGTTGCCCATAATTCCCAGTTTCCTGAAATCCATTAATCAGAAGTTCATACACCATTTTGAACACTTCTGATTTGTTGTGTGGTTTATACAGTCCTTTGTCCTTCATAAATTTCCTTACCAATTCTACAAGTTCCTCTCTCACTGTTGCAGTAAAGTCATATGCCTTCTTGTCACAAATATTGTGAACAATGCCTACTTGTTTGTCTTTATCTTCCATCATACAAACCTCACATTCAAATCATAAACCAATGCTAAACCATAACTCTCATTTTCAAAATCAATGATAACAAAATTTAGATTATTGTTCAGCTTTTCACACAATTCCATCAATTGTTTTTTATTATTACTGTATGAAATAATAATATATGTTTTGCCATACACTTCACCAAGTGTATATTCACTCAGTGTCTTTTTTAAATCTGCCATTACAATTCTCCCCATTCTTTTTCCCATTGTTCACTGCCATAGTTGGCTGCATAATCTTTGATTCTTGCAAGCATATCTTCCTCATCCATTCCAGCTGGAGCATCACCATCCAACCATTCAAAAAATGGAACAGTCCATTTCATCCACTTGTCATCCTTATTAAAAAACAGCTTTTCATCAACAGTGCCTTGGATGAATGCTTGAACCCTGCCTGATAAACTAAATGCCAATTGTCCTCTCATGACATTCTCATTCCAACACCTAATATCTTTCACAATATTTCTGCTCAATTTTCTCAATGGAACCACAGTGTCAAAAAAAGTTGTTTCACTATCACTCTGCCAAATGTCATAAAAACCAAAATCAAAATCCAGGAATACTCTATTATCATCTGTGAGGTATTCAAATAAATCCAGAGGCACTATTTCACATTTAAATCTATTAATATTCAGATGTTCCCACACAAGGTCAATAACATCCCTGCTTTTTTCAACAACTGTGACACTTCTCACTCTTTTATTAGCACTCAGAATAGTCACAGCCAATCCCAGCCCCAGTCCACCTACCAGAACATTGCCATGGAATCCTATCAATGCTTCTTTGTGTTGTGCCTGCTCCACTGGTAAATTGGTCATCCATACACCCTGTCCTGTTTCAGACAGACTACTGATTATGTATGGCTTATCCAATACAATGGCTCCTCTGTTTTGCCCTCCCAATATTTTATTCCTATCACTGGATAAATTGAATTCATGCCCTGGTGGAAATGCTTGATTTTTGATTTGAAACTTTCCACTTTTGCCTTCTGGTATATTAATGTTTAATAGATTCATTCTGTTCCCCTCTTTATTCAAATTTAATCTTCTTGCTATGATTGGTTTCATTCCAATAAATCCCTATCAGCTTCAGCTTCATCAATGTGCCTTAACACTGCCTTTGCCATTGATATGGTTAACATTTCCATAATTTGTTTTTTTGTAAATCTTGGCAGCCCTTTTAACTTCTTTGACTTCTCTGTCAACAAACTTTCAAATGCAATTGCCACCAACTCTAATAATCTTTTCATTCTATAACCTCAATAGTTAGTTTGTATCGTCATCAATATACCACACCTTTACCTTACCATCCTGCACACCTACATCTAACACCCGACTGAAATGGATATCAAAATATTGCCAACCACCACCTATATTATCCAAATCTATTTTATAAATCCATCCAAAATGTGGTATCTTTCGTTTGCTCATTTCACACACCCTTCCATAAATTGAATTTGACACCTCTGGCTTTAATCATCTCTTCCAGCTTAACATTCAGCCACTTTGGAAATCTATTTGGACTGTGCAAATTGTTGTGCCACTCTACAAACACCTTGTCAATATAATTTATCGATCCATCATCTAACATCTTCTTCAAAACCTTAAATTCAGCCCCTTCAATATCCAGCTTCAGAACAATGTAATCATCTCTGCTAAATGCTTTCCTTATCCACTCACCAAAATCAATACACTCTACACTCACAAGTCCTATTTCACCTACATCGCTCCTTGTATATAATGAACAACTTTCAGATCTTTTAGTAATATGAAGTCTGATTCTGGCATTGTGTATCCACACAGCTTTGTTGTATAAATGACATGACACCAGATTCCTAAATCTATTCAACACCATATTATACATTCCTGGATTTGGCTCAAAGCCGTGAACCTCCCAACCCTCTGCTATGTATGATTCCAGTGACTTACCATCATGAAACCCACAATCAATGTAAACCTTGCTGCTCAATGGTTTGTGTTCCATCAATCCTCCAATAGTCATATCAGCACCACTCGTTTGCCCAGCTTCTCAGCCTTCTTTATGGTGTCTTCGGTTCCACCCTTTCTATCCTTATGGACACAGGCTATTAAGACATCACAGTCCTCAGCAATCAAGGTGTTCCGCATGAAACCTGCTATCCTGCCATATCTGTGCCACTTTGGATAATATATTCTAATAGATATGCCATGTTTACTTGCTGCCATCTCAGCAAACCTATCACCACCCTTGGGACAACCTCCACTTACAATCAATGCCTTCTCAATACCTTTGAGCTCTGCAAACAATGCATTCTCAACAGCTTTATAATCCTTGCTGCTATCTCTGCGTCGGCTGCCCACAATGCCAATTACCGTAATCGGCTCCTCAAAATGCTTCCGTCCACCACCACGTTTCGTCAACTCTTTATGCTTTGCAAATAAGCTTTTCATTTTAACCTTCTCCTGTGTTTGGTTATGTTCTTCAAGATGTTTGTGTAATTTCTTTCTATTAGGAGTCCCAAAACCACAACTACACTTCCAGCAAGCTCCTCCTGGTCTTGTGAAATCATACTTCAATCCTTTGTGTTCCATTCAGTCCTCCAGCATCTCATCATAAAAATCTCCACCTACAACTTTGTTCTCCAAATCAGCAAACATCTCAGATTTCTTAACCACTTTCAATTCCATACACTCATCCAAAGATGAAACACCAACTTCAGCAGGATTTGCATATGCCAATTCTCCTCACCATACAACTTGAATGTTTCCCTTATACTCATTGCCACCTGCATCAATAGCAATCAGCTTCAATCCCTTTACCTTGTATTTTCCCATATCACCTCACACTTCCCTTAATTTTTCTGATTGCTTTCACCTTAATCTGCCTTATTCTCTCCTGAGACAAGCCAAGTAAATTGGCAATCTCATTATGAGTCCACGGCTTGCCATCCATACCAAAATACAAAAACAACACTAATAATTCCCGTTTATTCAGCACACCACCTTGTTTGAATCCAACTGAGAAAGCTTCCTTAACATCCTCCCAGTTTGCACGAGGAAATTTGGTCAAGCTCCCTAAATGAGACTTCATCCATCGTCTGTAATGTTTGTTTATTGTTGTTTCCATTGTTCTGGCACCCTCATAAATTCAATACATATTAATATACACCGTCACATTAATGTTTTTCACCATGGAGTGTAAGTTTTCAACTACAGTGTTACACTCACCAGCCACAATGGTTATTGTGGGATTGCAATTAACATCCCTCACAGAAAGCAATGTTTAGGTGTAATGTCCTGATGGGGTGTAACTTGTTTGGTGCAAAGCTCCAGTGTGTCCAGTTGTAATGGTGTTCCAGTGTTCCACTTGGAGTGTAATGGGGCAGTTGGTTCCAGTTGGAGTGTAATTGTGTAACTGGAGTTTAGTGGCGATGTGGCGAAGTTGTGGGTGTCTGGAAGGCTGGCAACAATGACAACAGTGTGTGTTCATTCTCAAATGGCTATCCCCCCCTCCCTACATAGCCTGCATCCCTTGCATAGCAACACCTCAACACTACCACCATTGTCCCATTACTCTCCCTGCTTTCACCACAACCACCTGGACAGTCCATCTTATCCTCTGTTTATAGCTGAATACACTGGGATATAATAGCCTTCCAGTGGTGGGTTATGCATATATGATGGCAGCAATGCAACACAATGCACCAACAGTGTCACACATGCACCATCCAAACCATCCAAGTGGTCTTATCCTGTAGTTCTCCTCCATAACCTCAATGAACCCTTGTGCCCCAACCATTGCAATCCCTTGCTTCCTTGCCTCCAGTGGTGTTGTATGACAATTGTGTCCAATGTGTGCACTGTAACACAGCACTCTTTCCATCTCTCCCATCTCCACTCTGTTTCATTACACACATTACATCACTCTCTCTTTACACACCATAACTACATCCACTCACACTACCAACATTCCATTACATTACACAATATCACACACTTGCACTCTACTACTCTATTAATCCATCTCACCATACACCCTGTATTTCTTCCACCTTACTGGGGATGCTTACAACTGTATTTATTTTAAGGAGTTACTGGGAGCCAATAGATATGTGACGATGGCGAGTCAATAGGACGATGTTGGCAGGTCATTACATAGGCATCATGGCGATGGTGATACTCATAGGAATAGATTGTGTTTCCAGCTTTCTCAACCAAGGAAACAATGTCCTGCCATAAATACAAGGGTGTGCTGGTGGGTGGTGTCCTTATTATCCAGCATTTACTCTCTGGAATGACAGTTGGCATTTCTCACCTCATTTAGCCTTTCTTATTGCAATGTTCCATTACATATTATCCTTTGGCTTGTCACTCTCTACCTCTGCATCCACCTTCTCTTGTTGTTTGCTGACTTCCAGTGGCAGTATAAAAGCACTGCCTTCCAGTGGTATCAAATACCTGTAATCTGCTCCACTGCCATCTTCCTCATCTCGGCTGATAAGATGGATACAGTCATTACCAGGAGTATCGGCAGTTATGGTAACCACTTTGCCCTCAAACTGAAAACCATTATATATTACACTGACATTCATTCCAGATCGACAGTGCTGCTTTACCAATGCCTTCATATACTTATTACCATTCATCATACACATCCTTCCGTTTTCGTTTATAATATGTTTTATGTTCCAATCCAAACACTCTTAATCCCACTTCAAAATAGCCTTCATGATTAACAAACTCCCAAGTGTGCCAACACCAGCTGGGAAAACCTATACACTTAGACAGCTCTACAAACTCCCACCATGACATGACTTTCTTTAACCCATATCTACTGTAATCCATTACCTTGCATCCCTTGGAAGCTTATAATTACAGCCCCTGTAAAAATACATAACATTATCCCTTCCATTCCTTGTCATTCCAATCTCCCCATCATCAGTATTCTTATTAACAAAGGCATATAAACTGTCCAAATCCTTTTTGCTATTCAAGGGCACTTCCAGTGCTTCATCTCCCTTTGTCCGTTCCAGTCTTAATTTCACTTGTTTTAACAGTTCAATCCACCTACCTCTGATGTTAATATCACCCTTTTTTACAAGCTTTATTTCTCCCCAATCATTCATTACAGTCCATCGCTCTCAGGCAATGCCTTGTATTCTTCATCTGTCATTTCCAATACTGTAATCGTCCACACCTCACCAGCCTCAGACTCCTTTAAATACTCTTGTATGTTTTCAAGTGAATCAATTACAGAATTAGAACCACCCATTGTTTGTATTTTATAATAATACTTCACAATTCCACTCCTGGACTTCTTATGCTATCAAAATTACCAACCACCTTGCTTCTTATGGGGCAATGACCACAAACATTCATAGCCTGTTTAATTTGCTGGATGATTAACATTACCTGTTTGATTGTCAGTGTCTGTTTGCTCTTCACCTCAGCATCAACAATCCGAGTGTATATTTTTCCAATTGCCTCCAACATATCGAATATGTTCCTTGCTTCTGGATTGAGCATGGGTGTGCCCTTTTCACTTATTTCCACCCAGAAGTTCTTATCTTCCTGCTTTGACTTTTCCAATTCAGCACTGAAGTGTTCCAGGAACTCACCAAAAATAGTTTTAATAACAGCCAACTCTGTATATAGATTGATAAATGTTGGATCCTCAATTACCTTCTGATAATCTTCAGCCAACTTGCTTCTCAGCTTCTTGCTATAAAAACCATGCACTATTGGTCTTCCATCTGATGCACCACCATGAAGGAAACACCTTCCACTGCCAAGGTGGCTGGTTCGTGTTCCAGCTCTCATTTTACAATAGTTTCCATCGCTCTTTCGGGCATTGCAATACACATCAGCTGGTTTCACTTCCATGCTGTCAATTGCCTCTCGTTCCTCTTTTGTTCGTGTTGTCATAAATCACCCTTGAACATTATATTTGAACCAAGTTCCCTTGATTTCTCATTAAATTTCCTTACAATAGATGCTTCCAGATTGATTCCCATCTTTGTAGCAAGTAAATCCAAATAAATAATTATATCAGCCATTTCATCACCAACCTCTGCTATCAACACTGGTTTGCCAAGTTTTCTTTTTTTAATCTTATTACACATCTCACCAGTTTCACCAGCTATGGCATTTCCCCAATCTGATTCACTCCAGTGTTCACAGGATGGAAAGTGAACTACATTCCTTGCATCATTAATTTCCCTTAGTTCCTTTAAAACATTAATCATAATGGCTCATGTCTCCTTCTTGGTATTCCACTTTCTCTTTCCTTGTCTTGCTTGTCCTTGAATTCATATGCCTTTCTTTCCATATCACCTTTCAAAGCAGTGAACACTGTATTAATTGGTTTAGACTGATTAATCATATCTGCCATGCTTTCATCCAGTGAATCATCGGCACTAAAATACTTTTTACATCCCGAACACACCAATCCAACTGTATTGGTGCTGCAATGCCTTCCAGCTTGGCAATGAGGACAAACCAACACTTTCTGTTTGTTGGATGCCTTTGTCAATTCAAGTGGTGCTCGTTCTTCTCCAAATCTGGTCATTTGAACTTCCTTATCATTTTAAATGGTATATCCACAACAATTTTGTAATCAATGGTAATTGTATCACCCTTTTTAACATTGATGTTTTTAATATCATTCAATTCTGCCAACACCTTTTCCTTAACATGTCTGGTTGTTTTTGTTTGCATATTCCACTGGATTTCTTCCACTAAATCATCTACAAATTTATTATACTTCTTTACACTTAAATCAGACAACCTCATAGCTTCATCCTTTCAACCTCGCCATTATTTATTTTATCCAAAAATTCACTTAGCTGTAATTTTAATATTTCAAATATCGTATCATTATCAATCTCATCATTTATATCAATTTGAGACATCCAATAATCTGGCTTATATTCTCCACTCTTTCCATCAACTTCTTTCAAAACAAAATGGAATCTATACATTGCTACAATACACCAAACCTTCCTAATACAAACAATAAATTTGTCCCTCTGATAATACTAATCAAACAGCCTACTTCACCATCATGAATTTCAAAATTAACTGGATATTTATCAACTGTAACAAATTCAGGTGAATTTCTTAATGCAATTGAATCCTCTGGTGTTATCCAATGAATATCTGAATTAACTAATCCAACAAATTCATATCCCATACTCTACACCATTATCAAATGTATATCCAAATTTTTCCAGTTCATATCTAAACAAATCAGTTACAAATTCCCTTAATGGTATGCCATAAAGCACCTTGTAATCATACAATGGTGGCTTGAACTTAAAATCATTGAATCCCAACACTTGCATTTGCCTTTCCAAGTGTTCAAACTTTAAAACAAAATGAGCATTGTGATAAAATGCTTTATAAACTGGGTTGCTGCCAAGCATCCACATATCTAATTTAAAATGCATATCATCACCCAACATCTTTTCCACCCAATCAATGTCAAATCTTTTTCCATGAGTTGTTATAAACCAGCTTGCTAACAAACTGAAATGGTTCCTAACAGTGGTGAATATCATTGTGTTAGAGTTGATTGGATGATATATCCTGGCTTCATCAATGGTGCCATGGTGGTTTCTGGTTGGTTCAAATCCATGTAATTGTAACACCTGACCAGTGTAACTTGAAGCTGTTCTGGCATGGCATAAATACAGTATGTTTCTTTTTGTATTATAATACATTTTCATTTCCTCAATTCACATTCCACAACTTCCCAAGTATCTCTATCAACCAATTCCTCATAATCATAAAATAAAACACCATCTCTTTTCAAATATTCCCTTGCCTCATCTATTGTATCAAAACTCTCAGCAATATCCCCCACACCACCTGCTGGATAATAATCATCAAATTGGAATAAAATATATTTTTTATATTTTGAGTGACTCACGACAACCTTTCCCTCAATTTCCCAAGTGTAGTTGTTTTGACATGCCCACATTTCCTACACTGATGAGCAACCAGCTTCTGAATTGTTTTCCATCTGGCATTCTTACAAATAGGGCAAATGTATTTAGCTTTTCTTTTCTTCATCTCCCACCTGTGGCATACCAACTGTTCTTGGATCAATTATTAATTTACCATACCTATTAAAAAATCTTTGTCTTGATAAATAATCAGGTGTTAAAAAAACAATCAACTTCTTTTCACCACCTTCATCTGTAATCCAATCCTCTTCTATCTGGAATTCCATAGTTGTTAATCCTGTTCCCTCCTTGGTTTTGCCTTCAGTAACTAACACAACCTTATTGATGTCATTCAAACCACTCTCAAGTGGCGGAAAAGCTTTCTTGGTGCCTTCTATCAGCCTATCTGTATCCATTATTACTCCTTTATGAATATTTTATACAATTCACTGGTTTTTTGAACATGCAACACTGCTCCAATAGAATCAGCTATATGCTCAAACTCACTTAATGTAAACCTTTTATCATTGAATTCAAATTTAGGTTTGTTTCTATCATCATATCCTGCTTTCAGTTTAAATTTTATCCCTGCTGCTTGCATCATTTCAACTTTAGAAGCATTTCTATTTCCAGTCATAGCAAGTTTAACTTCCTGTGGTGTAACCAACTCCATCGGCTCCTCATACATTGTAAAAAATGTTATTGCTAATGCTGAACTCATTCCCATACATCTGTTTGGTCTGGCTGCTTGTGCTCCTCCTGTAGGCATCTCCATTGCCACCAAAATGTTTCTATCAAACAACCATTTATCATAAAATTTAGTAAATTCCCCCACCATAAATTTCACCCTTTCCATATCATCATCAACCACCCTGATATTCTTTGCCTTCTTGAAATTCTTAACCGATGTAATCACCTTAAACTTAACTGGAACAAGTTCATAATCAACAACAGCAAACAATGACAATCCCATTGCAGCAAAACCAACATCAATGCCAAGAATATGCTTTTTCAATCTCAAGTCCATCCCACTCTCCTCTCATCTCTGCACAATTCATTGTAAACACACTCACACCCTTCACACATATATTCCATATGAAAATCCTCTTTAGTATCTACCTCAACATACTCAACATTATTTGCCTTACAATTAGCACAACACCAGTGAAGCACTGAATTATGATTTGAAAGATACCACTTGAAAATTGTTCCTTCTACAACTTTACTCTTCCATTCCAATCCTAAAAACCAAGATGGATCCACCTGTAAAACCAAACAAAGTCTTTTGAATATATCCAGTGGTGGAAACTGTTCATTCTCCTCATACCTCTTAATCTGTAGCCATTCCCTTCCAATTGCCCTTGCCAACCCTACCTTTGAAAAGTTCTTTTCAATTCTCACCTGCCTCAGCTTCTCATTAAATGGAAGTGGAACCTGTATCTCAACCAATTCAGAACTTGCCATCTGTATATCCTAAATTTTCTTCAACATCTACACTACTCACACCATTAACTTTGCTGAATTTAATTACATTCTTGAATTCATTTGTAACATCAACATGACTCACTGCCCACACCTTTCTGTTTCCATATTCTTTCTTTAGCAATTCCAGTATTAAATGTCTGCCCTCATCATCTATCTTTGCAAACTTTTCATCCATAATAATAAAATCAACTGCCTTTCCACTCCTCATACTTGCAATCTTATTCAAAGCAAGAAATACAGCCATAGTCATCCTATCTTTTTCACCACCACTCCAACCTTCTAATATCCTCTCAATACCAAACTCAACATCCTTAATCATCATGTCTAATTTGTTTTGCTTTTTATCTGGATCAACCAAAAATGTTATTTTCTTTCCTGGAAGCACATCATCCAGATATTTGTTAGTCTCATGTTCAATTATTGGTATAACATCACCAATCATTTTTAGCTTTATTTTAGGGAAAGCAGCTTTCCAATATTCAGCTTTTTCAACATTCTTCTTTTTAGCTTCCATTCTTTCTTTTGCTGCTTCAGTTATTCTCAGCTTTCTGTAATACTCATCAATTTGAAACTTAACTAACTTTAATTCAGACTCAAACTCATTTCTTTCCCCATCCAACTTATCAAATTCAGCTGACCTTTCCTCATAGTCACTTATATCAATTGGTGAAAATTTATTATATTCCACTTTCTTTTCCTCATACCTTGTCTTAATAACACCAAGCTCCCTCTTGCCATCAGCTTTAATCTTATCCATTTCACCAACAAGTCCCGCCACTTCCTTTTCAGATCTTTCAATGTCAGCAATTATAAACCTCCCCTTTTCAACAATTGCATATTTATCATGGTGTAATTCCAGCTCCTTATCAATTCTTTTCCTTCTTTCACCAGCCTTATCCATCTGATTGTCAACCAATCTAATTTTATCTGCTATTTTTACAATTTCATCTTCACAATTCCTAATATTAAGATAAAACACATTCAACACCTCATTTAGAACAATTTGGTGACAAGTGGGACAGTTTTGTCCTTTCAAAGAAACCACCTTCTTATTCTCATCCTTCTTATCCCTCAATGCCTCTATTCTGGTTTTCCATTGTGTTTTCTTCCTAATCATTTCCTTTTGTTCTTCATCTATTTTTGCTAAACTTTCATTAAGCACATTGTAATCACCTAACTGTGATGTGGCTTCCTTTAATTTCTTTACAAACTCAGGCTTTGATTTAATATCATCATTCTTTTCATCTATTGCTTTCTTAAAATGTTCTATTGAAAATTCAATTTCCTTTTTCTTTATGTCATATTCAGTTTTAATCTTATCAGCTTGTTCCTTCAACTCTTTTTTCTGTAATATTGAATCAAGGTAATGGCTGATATTTTCCAGCTTCTCAATTGTTTGTTTAATTTTCTTTTTTAACTGTTTATTGTAACTGTGTTTAGCTTTAATATCTATCTCATTTAAAAGACTTAAACCTTGTTCATACACACCCTTATCATATTCTATTTCCTTTGAAAATTTATCAGATTCCTTTTTACACAACTCCCTTGCATCATCGAAATAATGAAGATTCAAAATACTGGAAATAACATTGATTCTTTCATTGGAATCAGACACCAAAAACTTCCCAATATCACCCTGACTAAAATAAGCAACATTTAAAAATGTTTTGAAGTCCATGCCCAAAATCTTTTCCAGCTTTTCCTGCATCATAGTTGAGTTTCTTATTTCAATTGCTTTCCCATTCTCACTGACCTCCAAATCATTCCTTTTTCCTCTATGTCTGGTTACAATATATTCTTTTCCACTATCCAAAAAAATACATTCTCCCAGTGCATTTGGCTGTTTGGTGGGAATGTCCCTTATCAATTTATTCTTGGTGTATAGCTTCCTTGCTGTTTGGTCATATAATGTCCAGCACAATGCATCAAAGATAGCTGACTTTCCAGCTCCGTTCCTTCCTACAAACAATGCAAAATCCAGCTCATCAAAATTCAATGACACATCCTTAAAACAAAATAAATTTTCTAATCTAATTGACTTAATGTGCATCTGTTATTTCCTTGTATGTATCATTGAAAAAGTTCCAATCCTTTGCCAAAATAGATTTTCCTTCAACCTCAATGTCCCTAACTTTGACTCTTGGTCTGAGCTTAAATTCTTTCCTAATTGAATTAATCATCTTTCCACCAACCTTTACACTTACCAATTCCAAATTATATATCAAATCATCACTGTCCCTGAATTTAGCTCTAATGTTCATTGCACCAGATACCATCTTCTTAAAAACTCTTTTATCTATTTTAGTTGTTGATGGCACACCATGAAGCTTTGAAACAATCATTATCACCTTTTCAAGCTTATCTAAATCTAACACCACTATTATTTCATATTGGGTTAAAAGCTTAATCTTTCTCCACAAACTCTTTCTCACGACATCACATCCTTTAATGTTTTCAATCCATATTCAAGCATTTTCTTATCCTTGCAAAATTTCTTAACAGCACTTTCTGGATCCAAATCCAAGCTGATGTCCTCACTTTCGAGCACCTCACCCTTTTCCAATTCTTTAATATACACCTGTTTTGCACCACCCTTTAACAATGCTCTTTTAAAATCAAACACCTCATCACCAATATTATCAACAAACAACTTTATAAATCCATCCTTAACTGGTTTTCCATCAATTTCTAATATCTCATCCACCATATCAACAACCATCATTTCATGAGGAATAAACTTGGTTTCTATGAACTCAATATCAACCAATGGAACAAGATTAACAGACAGTGAATCACCAAGCTCAACATAATTAAAACTTTTAACATCTTCCCTTTCATTCCAAGTCAATTTTGCAATAGAACCACAATAAAATGCATTCTTCCCTACTTGCTGTGCCATGTGGAAATCTCCCAATGCAACATAGTCCCAATCATTTACAAATGATACACTTCCATCCTTTGATTCATATTTATATTTTGGTGTTGCCCATGCCCCATTAACAGGTGTGTGAACCACCAAAATATTCCTTTTGATTTCATCAACAAATTTCATTGAATCATTTACTGCCTTCTGAATATTCTTCACCCATGGAACATAAAAGAAAACAACATTATCAAACTCTTCCATGTATGATTCATTTCCAAACACCTTAAACAAATTCTGGTCTGTAACTTGTGCAATATTACTTATGCCTTCCAATGAATGATTGACACCATTTGTATCATGATTTCCAACAATCACCCTAATCATTATGTTGTTTTCAGCTGCTTTTCTCACCCAACCTGAGAACTCATTAATCAATCTTTCATTTGGATTGTGAACATTAAACACATCACCAGTATGGATGATTAATGGAATTTCATTCTCAATAGCACAATCCAAGACCTCATAAGCATTATCCATTATTTGCTTCAGCCTTGAACCATCTATGGAATACTTATGTCTGTCAAAAATATGCCAATCGCCAGTATGAATAAAGCTATCTATTTCCATGGCAACCTTCCTGTTTTAAATATAATGATTATGCCTGTAATTGCCCAAATCACAACAACAAATATTGAGAATACTATATAAATATCAAATGCTAAATCTATCATATCAATCAGCATTCCATCCTATTTCATGAAACACATTGAAATATTTTTCCTCATCAATAATTTCATTTGAATCTTTGAAAATAATAAATCCCTTTACTTTAAACAGCCATCTTAAATACAGCTCCTCATCCTTTGGAGATGACCATAGTTTGCTCAACAAATTCTCCCATTCCTCAATTGTGATTCCAATCCATTTTTTTTCTTGTTTTTGCAATATAAAAT